CCATTTGTTCCACTCGTACCAGATGTTCCGCTGGTTCCAGACGTTCCACTTGTTCCGTCAGTGCCCGAGGTTCCGTTGGTACCGCTCGTTCCATCTGTTCCCGACGTGCCGTTCGTACCAGATGTTCCGCTGGTTCCAGACGTTCCGGAAGTTCCACTAGTACCGGAACTTGCCGTTGCCGGAAAATTCAAAGCGTATGATGCGGTCAATGCATATGATGAAGTTTCCGCATAACTTGCTGTTCCATACAAAGAAGCAGTAATACTCCCGGACAATACTCCCTCATATTTTATACCATCCCACGCACGAATCTCGCTGTTATATATAGGAATATAACCCTCTTTGTGAGAATTTATACTTACCTCGACTGGTACTCTGCCTATTAACTTAGCCATCGGTTAGGTGTTTGCATTTTCTAGTACAGATAATACAACTTCCAATGAGCCGGATTCATATGTGCTCATAATTAGTGCGTCATATTTTTCAAGCACTATCTTTCCAGCAAAAGGATTTAACGATTCTTCGGGTGGTATTGCAGCATTTTTCAACAATGTTATTGGAAAACTTGATCCACTTTTTTCTATATATACACTAACTCTCTGTAAACTGCTAGTTACGTTAGTCACCTGAGAAGAAAGAATAATCGTAGACACGTCCAAATTTTCTCTGTATATGAGATTACTTCCACTATCCAAGGCGGTGGCAAACAGTCTGAATTTATTTAGTGGTAATTGTGCAGTTGGCATACTAATATATATTAATCCCCGAGAGCTAAATTTAAAGGAACTACTCTTGCGGCAATAGATTTATTAAATGTTCTTCCTTCAATTGTTCCCGTGTCTTGTCTAATTACAAAATCTGTCCCTGCGAAGAAGTCTCCTGACTCATCCCCGGACGTATGAAACACTCTTCCGCCACCTTCTTCGAATATTCTTATATCTACGTTTGTTACTCCCAACCCGCCTTGATTCACAGGCAATGCTAGGAAATTAACGCCCGCGCCAGCGTAAGAAAAATCATGTGACGTTGAAGTGACCAAAGAACCAAATTCTTGTAATAAATCTATTCCAAGATTATCTACTACGATTCTTTGTAATGTATCTATCGTAGTATCAAGTATTTGTGAAATTTTATTCTTTGCGGCGAGCGTCATTAATGTAAATTTACTGTCTGGGTCATCTATAATATATTCTTTAATATATCCGTGAGATAATATAAAGTCATTTGCCAAAGAGCCGCTAGAATTTGATATAAGAGGAAACACAGTTATTGCTCCTTGTGTAAAATCAGACCCAATTGGGGGTGGAAGAGTATATATACTCCCCGGAGAAATGTCTTGTCCTTTAAACAATCCTTGTAAAAATTGAGAAGTTCTTGCGGCTTTCGGAACCAATAAATCTGATGCGATTGCATCAATCAATAGACCCGAATCGGTTATTGTTGAAAGATATATGGAAGACGTTGGGTTGTTATAATATTGATTGTAGCTACCGGACGATTGTAATTTTGCCACCATGTAGTTTCTTATGCTTGTCTTTTCACTGGAAATTGACAATGATGCTAACGTATCTATTGATTGACTTATGACGGTTATATTTGGCACCACCAGCACTCTCTTTCCTTCTGCTCGGAGACCATAATCGCCGAACGTCGTGTTGGAATTTAGCAAGGACGCGTGACCACCGTCTATACAAAATACACCAACTCTTGAAAAGTTTGTAAAGAATGAAACCAATTGCCCATATCCTCTTCCTCTTATACAAATACCTATGCCGTTGAATGCTACCTGAGTGTACGCATCAACAATCATAGATTTCAACGGGCTATATCCATTAAGTACCGAGTCATCAATAATCAATCCTCCGGGGCCATTTCCCACTAATGGATTTGGCGGAGATGCGTCTGGGTCTAATGGAGTATAAAATTTATCCGGGGGCGCGTTAATACATGTACAGTTTTGTATGTACGGTGAAGTTGCTATAAACGCATTTGGTGCAAACGCAAAAAAGAAACCTTTTCTTGGATTATCTAAATCGTCTATCTCACAACCCTCAAGTCTCAATCCCCAAACATATGTGGAATTGTTCATGAGAAATAAATTCTCACCTTTTGTTGCGGTAGACGGGCGGACGACCACTGTTCTTAAATCGTCTCCAATTATAGAAGTATTGGATGCGACTATTATAGGAGCTTCTTCTGTATAATATCCGGTTTTAACATGTACACTAACTCTATATGGTGGAAGTCCCGGATTTGAGTTAATCAATAATGTCGATGCAGAAACCGCCGCCTTTATTGTTCTAAATGATGTGGTCAAGGTTTTTCCATCATTTGAATCCAAACCATCCTCGGAAACATAAAATACTTTAGTGATTTCACCACTGCTCACGTTTAATAGCCCACTACCGTCACCGACAAATTGTCCGGTGAATGACCCGGTGAATGACCCGGTGCTATTTGTGCCGGAAGTTCCACTAGTCCCAGAAGTTCCACTCGTCCCAGAAGTTCCACTTGTACCACTCGAACCAGATGTTCCATTTGTGCCGGATGTTCCACTCGTCCCAGAAGTTCCACTTGTACCACTCGAACCAGATGTTCCATTTGTGCCGGATGTTCCACTCGTCCCGGAAGTGCCACTTGTTCCACGAGCCCCGGATGTTCCACTCGTCCCAGAAGTTCCACTTGTTCCACTCGACCCGGAAGTTCCGTTGTTGCCACTCGTTCCAGAAGTACCGGACGTTCCGGGAGTTCCCCCCGACGGGTTAGTATCTACATTATTTATTATTCCAACTGGATCTATAAAGAACCGCTTAACCAATGGAATAAATGATTGGTTTTGGTTAAAAGTGTATGCGCCATTTCCGTAGCACACTTTTCCGGATGAGTCATAAATTTCCGCCTCAACCTCGTATAGTTCATTTGTTATAAATGAAGAAAATGGAACTTTTACCGAAAATGAGTCGATTGAATAATCTACTTCTTGGTGCGGTTTCAACGATATGGAAGAGATAAACCAATCTCCGGAAACTGGTACAATTATTATAGTGCCATATGAATCAATTGGAGAGAAAAATGTATTTGTGTATTTTTCATTTGCGCCAAGTTTAAACGTACCGTCTATTTTTCCAATTAGCTTTTTGTCGCCTCCGCTGATAAAATATACATATATTTCGGAATTTATTGTATTAGTAGATTCCGGATGCACCAACAAAGAAAACTGATACAGCGTCGATTTTCTAAGTTTAATTGGATTGCTGTCGTGAATTGGACCATTCACCAAATTTTCTTGGGATGATGTATATCTGGAAAGAATTGGTATATTAGAAATTCCGTTATATGAAGATGACGGCAAAGCGCCAGCATTTGAGAATGCATCAGATTTTGCATACCAATGGGAAGAGTCTACTAAATTATAATTTATATACTCCGAGGTGCGATTTTGACTGGTATCATCTTTAAAAATTATGTACTCAGATTTATTTGAATTTCCATCGTGTCCTATTGAAATACCGTCAATAAAACTACTATTGTCTTGAACGAATCTGCATGCGCCCGTGGGTAACCAAAATCTATCTACGTGGGTCTGATTATAAAATTTGCCCGGATTATTATACAATCCATTGTTAAAATTTGTGGAAACTATATGCTCATCCGCCTCAATCTTTGCGTCAATCAATACGGTTTTTGATTCTGGAGAATTTAAACTTCTGCCGTACACTTTGTATGTAGAAATATCTCCGCACAATGTTCTAAGTTGGTTGAACTCAAGTCCTAATATTGATTTTTTGTAGAAATTACTTCCGGAAACCACCGCAAGTGGAAGCTTTACTGGTATATCTTTATATAATATTTCATATTCGGCGTTAGATATACTCAGAACGTAAAAATTCTTTTTGTGAAAGTTGGTCTGCTTATCAGAATCGTCACGAGTTCCGTATCCTTTTATATCTACCAAATTATTTTTTGAATAAAATGAATCTGAGTTGATTCTTCCAATCAAATCTGATACGGTGGAAAAAGGAATGTCGAGCAATATTGTATTTTCAGATACAACCCGCTCTATCTTTGCAATAAAATCGGTGGCAAGTACACCTTCGAATGTAATTTGATTATTTGATTGATTCGCGTATGTGAACTTTTTTACATACGGATTTTTTATTCTAACTTCTTCTCCTTCCATAGCAGAAGAGAATTTATCCCCCGATGTATAATATAATTGATATATTGGCTTCTTTGTTTGATAATCAAAATTTCCATTTTGGTTATTTTTTGGAGAGACCGCAATTGCCGAGCAAGACCCGGATGCTAATCTATAAGAACCGGTCGGGAATTGTGGAGAATTATATATCTCGACAGCAGCATCCATTCTAGGAAACTCGAAGAACCTTACTTCCGAGTCTGTCTTGGACAAAGAATCGATCAGTATATTTCTGGACCAAGTGACAATAACCTCCGGAAATGCAACAGATTTTGGAGCATTAACTAATGGAAGTTTTTGAGTGGAACTTACAGGATAAGCTTTTCCATTGAAAAACGCAATACTGCCCGTGTAATTTTGAGTATTTAAACCATACCCCTTAATCTGCAATTTTCCGATACCAACTTCGGTGTCTTCTGGTATATTTACTATATAAACTTCTCTTAACTCCCGCGATTCTATTCCTCTTGAACCCGGCTTCTCGACCCCAGAAACAGAAAATAATTTTCCATTCGAATCATAAAAAGAAACGTCAATATCTTTCCCGACAACCACTAGGTCGGTAGAATTTACTATAAACGAATTTTTACCCGACTTAAACGTGTTATCATTTAAGCCGGTTAAAAAGAAGTAATTGTTTGAATTTGGGTCTGTGTCGAATATTTGTTCCATAGGTATATACGCCTATGGTTATAAATATTAATTAACCCGTATTATCGACCTTACTCAGACCATTTTCTTTCTTTATTTCTAGGTGCTTATCCACCATGTCGCGCATGGCATCAACATGACTTATTACAATGGTAAAATCGAAGATAGACTTCAAATAATCGAATACGGATTGAATCATCGGCATATTTGCCGCATCCAATGCAGAAAACCCCTCGTCCACAAAGAGAAAATTGGGACGCGGTAGGTTGCTGATATTTATTAGAGCGACTCTGAGAGCGAGCGTTGCAATAAATGATTCCATGCCAGACGCCAATTCCAACGGCCATTTTTCGTCTTCATATTTTATATATACGTTAACGTTCTTGCCATCGGTCTCGATTGAGACAGAAAACTCAACAATTTGAGACAGAATATTATTCACTTCCTGTTCAATCGTCGGGACCGCGTCCGATATAATTTTATACGGAACTCCGTCCTTCCCGACCGCAGTCAAATAATATTGATACGTTGCGTATCTGGTCTCAGCTTTTTCCGATTCTTCTAAGCGAGACTCAATATTTTTAGTCTGGTCAATCGCAGAAACTCTCCGACCGTGGGCATCGACGTGTTCATCCGAGATGGTCTTTAAGCTCATCTTTAACGTGGACGATTGGGTTAACAGGTCTCGTACGGTAGATTCTACCAACTTATTTGCCTCTATTGTCTCTTTAGATTTCTCGAACAGTTGTATCTGTCTGTCTATCTCCGTTACCCTAGATATATTTTTATCTATTAGATTTGTTAGATTGGATACTTCAAGCTCTTTCTTAGATATAAATGCAGATAAGACGTTTGCAGAATCTCTTACTCCCGCGCTTTCTTGATACTGCGCGGCAAGCGGTGCCAGTTCGGAAATCTCCTTGTTGAGTGAATTCAAAGCGGTCATTAATACAATTCCCTCGGCTTTATCCGGCCCGAGGCTTTCTCTTGTCGCTATAGCATCTTTCACAAAGATATTATCGCAACAGAATGTGCATTTTGGGTCGTATTTGTGATTGGCCAAATGTTCCAACTTCTTCATTTTTTCTTTGACCGTAGATTTTATCTTTTCAAACTCATTCTCGGTGCGCTGAAGATTTCTCGTCAACGACTCGTGTTTTTCGTATTTGTCTTTTAATCCAAGTTTTGAATATGCCTCAACGCGAGAGGCCAACAAAGAATATTCTTCTTTTTTCGCCACAAGCTGTTCATTTATTTTTACGATAGACTCCGACGCCGATTTGGTGTTGGATTCTAGTGCCAATTTTTCTCGTTGTATGTTTTCCACTGAAGCGGGGACGCCCACCAGCTTAACTATCGTGGAGCGGACCAATTCAATTTCGTCATCTATTCTCTGCTTTTTGAATGTCAATATACCCGCCCGAGAATCTAAATCGGCAAGTTTAGCCTCCAGCAATACGATGTCCGCCTTGAGAGAGGTCAATTTGGCCTCGTGTATCTCGTGGTTAAATCCTTTTATTATACCCGAGAGTTCTTTCGTGTTGTTTGACGCTTTTTCTGAAAGTTTATCAAACACATTGAGACCAATAAACTGCGCTAGAAGTTCTTTGCGGTCGCTCTGTCCCATGTTTATAAAAGAACCCTGCCCTTTCTGTGTAGACAATGCGGTCAATATAAAATCCTCGTAGCTTCCAAGATGGTCGCGGATAACTTCATTCGTGCTGCGGCGAGCCTCGGAGTTAAGAGGAACTTTCACATCATTTTCTAGCTTGTAAAAGTTTACGTCCACTTTCACGCTTCCTTTTTTATCTCGCGTGCCTTTGCGTTCTATCACGTGAGATACGCCATTTATCTCGAATGTGAACTTACCAAAGAACGTGTTCTTTTTGATGTTCATGACATGATTGGCCTTAAACGCTCTGGAAGATTTATCGAATATAATAAAAGACAGCGCGTCCATCAACGAAGATTTACCACTGGCGTTTGCCGCGAAAATACCATATACCCCGTCTAACTTGGTAAAATCTATAATATTATCTTCTCCATAGCTAAACAAATTGGAAAATTCAAATTTAATCGGTTTCCATTTAACATTTTTTGATTGGTCGTCTGCGGGCAAATCGACGTTTAACTCGGTGTTAATTTTACATACGTCTTTTAAAGTTTCCTCGTCCATTGCGTCCGGATATTTGAGCTTCAAATAGTCGGATATTAACTTGTTTTGGTAGTCTACGCCGGATATCTGGGCCAAGTTTGTCTTGGTCTGTATGCTCGCCGCTCGAACCGATGCAATTTCTTCTACCCGAGTGAAAACTAAATCGGATATTTCGTGAGTGACCCGAATCTCAGCCACGATTCTCTTTAGTTCGGTTGCAATTGTATCCTTCTGCCTCACCCGGAGCTTTGGCTTTTTTGGCAATGTAGATATATCGGTCAACAGTTTACCAGCATCCACGTCTATGGTGAAATGACCGTAGTCATTTGGTATTTCAATGTGCTTATATTCACGTGTAGCGATAGTCCACAGAGAAAATCCATGACCAAGTAAAGCTTCTCCGTGGTTCTGTTGTATCAACGAACCGGCGTACCGTATAATCGGAGCTTTTTCTTTCGGGTTATATTGCTGTAAATCTTGGGCCAAATGAATATCTCCTAGCATTGCTATGTCGTGTCCATTAAATATTTCGTTCGAGATAGTCTTATTCGTTATGGAATACCCTATGTCGGTCTTGGCCGCAAACACAGGTCCGTGGAACAATGCAATCTTTGTGTCGAATTCAAATTGGATTTTTTTCGTTATTTCGCTTATTTTCACGAATGAAAGATGGTCATCAAACACCGACATATTGTTGAATAATATATTGGCGGCTGAGTAAAGCTTACTCTCTGTTAAATGAAATAAATTCGGGTGTCCAAGATTATCTACTATGGGAGAAATGCTGTCGAGGCGGGACGCGTTCGTCAGAAGACAGTCGTGGTTTCCGGCTATGACTATAGTCGGACGCAAGTCTGCTAGATTCTTGAAAAATTCGCTGGCGAGTTGAACACACTCCGGGGATAAATCTACCTTCGAGTGGACTGTGTCTCCGGTATTAACGATGAGTGTATTGGTCGGAGTTTTTTTTATTTCTTCGTATACCTTAGAAAATACCTCTCTGTATTCTTCATGCCGCTTAGTTAACCTAATGTGAATATCTGATATGTGGACGATATGGTCCACTTTGGATAAGGATATATTTAGTTTCTCGTGTGTGTCTATCATATTACTCCAATCTTAACATTGTCATGGCCTTAAAGTCAAGAATATCCGTTTTTTTAATTTGTTCCATAGTTTTTTCAAACCCAAGAACATTTGGATCTTTTCCGTTCAATCTTACTAATTTCACAACTTTCCCAACTGACGTTAAATATTGAGCTATTCTAATCGCACTGTTGAGTGCATCGTCGTCTAATATTATATTAAACTCTGGGCACGCACTCTTGCAGATTTCGAGCTTCAATTTTTTGCTCAGAGATTTGCCATAGAGTGGAATTGCGTTCCGCTTCAACGAAATGGCGTCCAACGCCCCTTCACACAGAGAAACTGGATAATTGAAGTCTATCATATTCTCATATCCGATTATATTTTTTGAGAATTCGCTATTTTTGTATTTATATCCGTCGTCGTGATAACTTCGACATGAATAAAAATTCAGGTTATTGTCCGCGTCATATGAAGGAAACACCAACCGGTTGGCGAATGGTCCGGTCGGGCAATATCCCACATGATACTTGATTATGTCACATGGAGTTAATTTTCGCTTAATTGCGTAATTCATAGCAATTTTGTGCTCTATACTGCCATCCGTATCGGCCAGACTTTTAAATTCCGCCGGTAGAGTCAGCACTGGGGAAATAGGGGACGGTAATTTGTACCCATTCGAAATGCTTGCCATTTTATCTAAAAATGTGTTACCGGTCGTACTTGGGATATATTTATACGACCCAACGATTCTCTCCAATTCCGGCACGAACGCAGAATTTAATCGCTTGAGTAACCAATATAATCCCCGCCCCTTGGTAGAACACGTCCAACAATTCCACTCGTACGGGGCAACTAAATGAACTTCAAGCTTTCTCTTCCTGTGATGGCAGAATGGACAGTGATATTGAAGGTTGTTTCCCTTGCGCACTCGCCCGTCTTCTTTCAAGACTTTATTTAATAGGCCCGTGAGTTCTGAGATTTTTAACAATGACATTCGGCTGGCACTATACAGCCCAAACAAAAAACGTCAAGATAGAAAAAGTCTATGCCCCGGCAAGTGACAGCACCAATGCGTCGTACACGTCTTCCATACGCTTGTCCGGATTTTTTATCTTATTATAAATAGTCCACGGCGTCATGTCATACAAATTATCAATCGCCCCCTTAACATAAATCTTCGGTTTTATTCCCTTGATTCTTGCCGCACCCAATGCCTTTTTTCTTGCGGTTTGGGCGTGGATTGATTCTACCTTTATATTATAGTGATTTTCTAAAATATATCCTATGACCGCTTTGTTTTTTACTAACTTTATGATGACTTGTTGGGAAGTTCCACCACCGGCAAAACCAAACAAACTTTCTTCGATTATAATCTTCTCGAACGAATTGCCCACGAGCGCGGCAATAATAAGGTCGGCCTTTTCTTTATATCCAACAACGTCGGAGATATCAACAAACCCAGCAAACAGAATTTTCTTATCTTCCGTCACAGCATATCCACATACAGTGGTGCTCAAGTCTAGACCAAGTACTTTCATAACCATTTAACAACTATTACAATCTTCCGGCTGGCGCGTATTTAACAGTAGGAATCGCATCGCGTCCGCCCAAATCTTTATTCCAGTGAAATAATGCGTTAGATTTGTCGTCATTAGCTATCCCGGAAGGGCCGAGTTGAGGCTGGAAATCCAAATCTTTTTCGGACACTAAGTGAGTGGATTCAAACTTTGTAGCGCCTGCATTTTTTGCATCGCCTTTACCTGAATTTATGGATGGTGTGGCGTTGTATCTTTGTTCGAGTGTCATATATATGTTCTCCTGTTGTTTATTATAAATATAATGTTATGTGTCAAAACGCACGATAATGTTGAGAGGCCAATCAATTAAGTTTTTTATAGGTCTTCCAAGTTTACCAATCGCCACAAGTTCGTTATTATCATACAAGCCTATTGTTGTTATAAAAGGAGCAAGAAACGACCCAGTTGGGTCATACGATGAAGATTGTTGATACCCAAGGAATTCCGGGTTAACCTCAAAAGGAAAATTGCCACAATAACTGTCCAGATGTCCCACAATGTCTTTTACATATGTTCTGGTGGACGCGGGCGACGTGTATGTTGACAGGGTAGTAGGATTTAACTTTCCAAAATAATACAAAGCTAAAATATAACCGTCGTTTAAATTTATCTTACCGTCGCCATCAATGTCCAACAAATTGGTCGAAACTAAGTTTGTTTCTATACAATCGAATGCGACTTTTGTAAATGCGTTGAACGAGGAACTTGCCAAGTATTGAGTGTATTCTCCTTCTTGTAGTAAAACATCCTCGGACTCGGTTTGTAAAATATCATTTCCCCACCAACTATAATCTCCCAAGGAATCTTGGTCCAATATGATTCCATTATCATCAAACACAAATTCGTCGTAGAATTTCTTGCGTTTTAGGTATCGCATTATTAAATCCACGTCTTGATAGTCAAACACGCCATCTTGATTGACGTCGAACGCCAGTGGATTTTGAACCAATGCCGACGGGTTTGTGCTGTAATTGAATTCTCCCGGACGAACGCTGACTAAATATTCATGTTCGTATATGGTGTGGGTTCCTTGATAGTTTAATTCAAATCCACGAGACCCGGTTGATGTGAGTATTTTAGAGTAATTTGACGCAGTGTTGGTGATCGTGAAGTATCCATTCTTATAGAATGCATTTCCAATTAGTGGGCCATTTTCATATTGATTTAAATCGTAAACAAACACGGAGCCGGAATACGACGACGGAAAGGATGCGGACAGTTGTGTGTTCTGATTTATAATATCAGTAAAAGACCCCGCGTCCGCCTCGTTGGCTATAGGCCCACCAACTGTCAAGAAATCGGAGCAGACCGACACGGAATATCCGTAAATATTGTATGGGGAATTTTGTTCTTTATTTCTTCGCAGTTCGCTCGTGCGTGCCCACGTGTTGGAAGATTCATTGTAATTGTATACTTCCACTCTACCAAGAACAGAATCTCCCGACGCAGAAGACTCATATGAAAAGTTTTCCAACACGTACGACCCACCGGAAAATTCCACTGTGCGAGTTAGTGTATCGGACCACGCGGTCACTGCCGCAGTACTTCCGTCGATGGATACTGCACGGCCAAAATTGTTGTCGATTGAATTTTCTCGATTGCCGAACGATTTCAACAGCAACTCGTATGCCCACCGCTCACATGAAACATCATACTGGTCTCGGTAGAAGTATGCCGAACCAAGAACCGATGCATTTCCTGTATATCCGGCGTAAGGTATGAAAGATTTGTCGGCCAGACAACCAACCACCAAATTAACTCCGTCTATAGAAACGTCGGTCCCGAACCCGTCCGTGACTATCGTAGATGATACGTCGGTAGAATACAACGGAGATGTTTGGTCCAAATCTCCAAACAAGTCGTTGCCTCTCAACACATTATATTCGGTCCATGACGCTGTCGGGCACGCGCCAATAGACGCACTCGTGAACGAACACGTAAACACGGATGCATAACCGGAACCGGCTTTATTTGTTCCGACAGCTATTCTGTTACCACTCACTTCAACGGACCATCCAAATTTATCTCCGGATTGTGCTTGACTTGACGTGATGAATGTTTCGTATATCCACGTGTAATTGCCGGATATAAATGTCGGAGTGGCGCGTTCTGACCACAGTAACGAACTTGTGCCATCCACCAACTCAGTCTCAAGTTGGGAACAGAAGTTTTGTTCCTCCGAGACTTCTTGCCAAAACGAACTCGTGGCCACGTTGTAACACGAGTCCGAGTCCATATATCGTTTTCTTTTGAATATGTATACTACGCCACTTCCGCTAACATTTGGGGCACCGACGGCAAGTGTGTCCCCGTCTATGGCAACTGCGTGACCAAACCTGTCATCGTTCGACCCGCCTTCTAAAATATTGATTAATCCCCAATTGTCCGAGCCTCCCTTGTATCTATCATACACATACACAAACCCGGAATACGACCCGGAAGATTCGCAAATAGACCCGGATGGTGCACCGACAGCAAAAAAATTGTCTCTGATTGCGACGGAGTATCCAAAGGTGTCTTCAAAATAAGACGAGCTGTTGGTCAAGCTTTCCAGAGATAAAAAGTCGCCGCTTTCCAGTGCTCTTAAAATTGAATTATTCGAAGCTAATTCGTCGGCGAGACCATTCTGAGTGAATGGGGAGAAGAACTTCTTGACTAGGCGATGTGCGCTGATTGCATCGTCGTATTTAAATATTGCCGAATATCCTATTCTGGCAGTCGATAGACTGTATTGGTCCATCGATGACCCAACCGCTATGTATTTATACCAAGAGCTTATTGATTCCCCGAAATGTTCATTTTCCGGGCGAAAGCAATCTCGGTTTGTGGAGGTGTCCCATTTCCAAGACCCACTGGAAGGAGTGTATGAAACCTCAAGTCCCATGTCCATATACTCTTTGGCGGCGGCTGCGCTTACTTTTTCCGTTTCTCCGTTGTTATACGAAACGTAGAAATCTCCGGATGCGCTATCCCAATAAGGGGTTGGGCCTAAATTTTTTACGCCACCGAGTCTAACGTCGGACGGAAAGTGTGAACCGGTTATGAATAAATTAGAATATCCATCGTCATATATCTTATATGTTTCGTGAATGTTGGAATTGTCTATTATTTCGATGGTGTTTGGTCGAACTTTTTCTCCCCAAACATTGTGTTTGAGTGTTGCCGTGACCACTCTGTCGTGTATGTTACGAACCTCTTGACGGCCAGTCGAATCTTGATTATATCTTTCTACACCAAAAAGTTGAAGTGGGTCTTGTTTATTTTTATAAAACATCGTTTCCGTTAAACTGTGCACGTTTCTCCCGTACTTGCCGGATGTATTTATAAACTCCGACCCAGAGTCGAAATATTGACTGCCCGATGGATAGAATATTGTATTTAGCCTAGTTCCAATATTAATCTCCAATTTGTTATTGTAATATGTGCTTGCACCATATGAATCAACGCTCGCGGAATCGACGCTTTGGATGTTCCAATGCTTGAACGTCTTAAATGGCCTGACTGTAATATCTCCCGCAGAAAACTGCTTAATCATATAGAGATAAATATAACCGACTCGGTAGTATTCCCTCGACCGGTTGCGAGATTAATCAAACGTCTATCTTAATTTTTATAAGGCACTCGTTCGTGAAATCTTTCAATAACGGCTGGCTCAACTTTGCCACAGCCACCAAATCGTTGTTTTCATTGTATAATCCAACCGATGTGATGTATACCTTCGGATTTGTATAGAAATCAGTAAATCTCAATTTTCCGATATCCTGAGTATTTGTCGGTTTATCATTTGCTGATATAACGAAGGTTGGGTTATTGGAATAATTATACTCTTGATTCTTAACTCGGACGAAAAAGTGTCTTGCTGGTACGTACTCAGTGACTCTTGCTTTCATTCCCTTGCCGCTGACCGCCGCTCCCATCTTTATAGATTGGAACAACAAGTTTTGCATTCTGGCGAAGCCGCCGCCCCAACCATTGATTGGGTCATTTATAGTTTTTCCGTCTACTTGACCAATTAGGGTTGATAGTGCATTTGGATTCAATACTATGATTCCTAAGTCGGGATACATTGTTCCAATTCCTTCATAATTCTTAGTCTTTGTCGCCCCACCTAAAATTGTGCCCTGTATTATATTATATCTCTTTCCGCCGCTCTGTGTACCAGTGTCGGGATTGTCCCGAGAGTCGTCGATGAGGGTGATTGTTTTATCGCCATATACGCCACCGGAACCACTTAGTGTTAGTTCAAACTGACCGGGGTCTAGTCGGTCCTTTACTTTGGCTGTGCGAAATGATATAACGTAGATTTGTTCAGAGTCGATGCCGGTCTGATTTCCGGACGCATCGGTAGTAGCAAAAGTGAAACTGGAATCTCCGGGGGACAGCAGTAGATTGCGATACTGGTTGTATATTGCTTTCGTCGGGTATAATAGACTTCCCTGTGACGAGCCCGTATCAAATGCAGAAGAACCAGACCCGGCGTAATGACCATAAGTCGCGGCAAAGTATATGTCCGCGCTTACCGATGATGTAGGCGCATCATATACATTGGTATAGTACAGACCATTCAATGGCTCGTATTGAGACGCGGAAGCCTCCGTTTGGCGGCTGCTGGTGTAGAACGAGGTCCAACTAGTCTCTCCATCACTCCACATGCCGGTAGACACTGGTTGTGTTCTTCCTGCCACTATGTCACCACTTTCAAATGTTTTAAAAATCATGCGAGTAAATATTATGTTGTTCCCGGAACATTTACGGTGACTGGGATTGTAACCGAGCCTCCGCTTTCGTTTCCTATCACAGTAAGAGTTGTTGTGATGGTTTGAGTCAACGAAGAATTAGGAACGAACCTGAATCTCAACCCCAGCGCAACCTGTGCAGTTGTTGACGAAACGTCCCCTATGAATGTCGGGATTGTCGCATTAGTGACAGTCTGCAACTGTTCGCCTATTATCGTACCAACCGACTTGTTTGATAATATCGCGGTATAACCAAGTGTGGTATTATAGACCGGATTTGTTGACGGTACCACGACAACTTCACCCTTGTAATCTTTGTCCACGTAAATTGAACTTTGTCCGAGTGATATCACCGGAATAGATGTAACCCCGGCTGGTAGGGTGACCAACTTAGATTTTAACAGTTGGGTTTCGTCGGTGAATGCTTCGAATATTGGTATATTGCGAATAGCCAAATCATAGTATGCGGACCCTTGTGGGTGATTTGGTTGGTACAGGCGGTAATCAATCTCGTCGTCGCCCAATGCGTACGAGGTGATGTTCAATCCGCCACGAGATGCGAGCAATTCTCTGCCTTTTTTTGTGAACGTCGCATCGACGGTTACGATTTCATTGTTGATATACGCCATATAGTGTTACTTTCTCAATAAATATACAAGTTTTTACTTTTTTTACCGTTTTACACGGTTTTTGTTTCTATCGGGTCACTGTTGTCTAATAGTCCGGTGCTTGGGTCCACAGTCGTCTTTTTATTCTGGCTGCTCTTTTTCCATTTAAAAGAAACTTTATTGTCTTCGTCATAGGAAGCAATCTCTTTCATCGAGAATTGTTTTCTTCCGTATTTATAATGATTTGGGAAATATCCATGCAAGAGAAATGCATTTTTTGGATAATTTTCCATACTTATTTCTTTTTTATACGAGTTATTAGACCCCAGTGGCCCAAAAATATTTCCTTGGGTTTTTTTCGAAAATTCAGTCATAATGGAACCGCCCTCGGTCTCGGACACAAATTTTATATTATATAGGCTACCACTTAGCCCATGAATATTGGGAACTGCTCCGTATATATTTCCCTCGAATGTCTGTGCTCCATCGGAGTTCCAGTCGAAGAATCCAGAATAAGTTACGGGGTATTGTCCATCAAAGTTGCCAATAATATTTAATCCCGGAGAATAAATATAAGACTGCACAAATCCCGGCAAGTTCACTTGTCGCGGGTCGTATAGGGCCACATTTGACCCAGATAAAATTCCCTTGACCGAATGGCTGGATGTTATCGGATAGTCTCCCCACCCACGGGCTGGACCATAGAATCCAACACTGCCACTGAAATGCAATGAGCCAGATATATTACCAATGTTTGACATGGACATTGTCATAGGATATTCCGAAATATTCGGAAGCTTTGTCATGTTTATCTTATAAAAAGACTGAGTGATTGTCTGCAATGTCCCATTCGAATTAAATCTCACATCATAGTCTGTTACTTGAGATTTCGGTAGGGCGACATCTCTATATGTTTGGTACGCACGAGAAACTTTGATAACGTCCGCTCTGTAATATTCGTCTTTATAGTACGTGATACCATCCGAAGAGAAAACGTTAAATCCAAATTGATCTTGGTCCAGTGGATAAAATGTCTGGTTTATGTCGTTAGAAATGGACATACCAGAATAATTCGTGCGCATCTCTCCACTAGATTGTAATATATTGGTAGCATTGACGGTTTTGTCCACCACAACCTCCGCAAATTTTTGCCCTATGTTTTCTTGAGACATCGGCTTGAGTTGAATCTTCGGTCGCTCCAATATGGATGGCTCAATCAATATACCATCTACGAGTTTAGCTCTCGCCGGTATGATTGATTTTATATATTTAAACATCGCCTTGTCGAAATAAAATCTCACCACGTTCATAAAGAATTGGTAATCTATATTTCCAAATCCTTGGTCGTAGTACATCTGGCGAAAGTTCTCAAATCTTTGGTATGAGCGTTCATATACGGACGACGGGTCGCCAATTAAGTCCGATAGAGGATAGTCTCCGAAGAATTTTATAATCTCGGAATTCTGTATCTCACTTGGAGAAAAGAATATTCCAAGTTTATTGGAATCCACCGATATCAATTCACTCGACTTGACGGAGGACCGAGTGTCCGATGATAGGTTTGATATCAATTCTTGTTCCACGTAATTTATTTTATTAGTTCTAAATTTACTTGACCCATAATCTGGTAGTCGCATGACTTGTCTAGTATCTTTTCGCGTGAACTGGTACGGGAATGTGCTAACATATACCGACGCACATTCCGTCGGTGTGGACAAATCAGCTGGAGACTGTTTGAAGTTTATCGCTCGAAATGTGGGAAAATCTTTCCGAAAAGCCAAATTATTCAGAGTTGTTCCATATACATCGTACAAATCTACCGGGCGTTCGAACGAAATTCTGAACAAATTCTCGGAAATCATTTGCACGGGAGACTCCAGATTGTAAGAATTCTGGTGAAGTGTATGGTCAGAGAATCTACTATCGCTAATAGCAGACTCCCAGATTTTTATATCGTCTATGTTTCCAAAGAAAGCTTCCGGGTCGACGTTCAAAGACGCGGTAGATTGGTTATAATTGCCGATATAAACATAATTTCCAACCGAAAACTCGGAGTTATAGCTTCCGCTCATAAACACACTGGCAGATGCGGCAAATGTGATATGGTCGTCGCCCGCCTTTTCTACTTTCAAATCATATCGTACCGGATAATTAAAATCATTTTCGGAAACACCAAATCCCGCGTAGATTGGGTTTTTTCTAATCATTGCATGATAAGTGTTTCCGTCAAATATTGGAGCTTTACCGGTCATCACTGTTTTGACGTTTCCGCTACCATTGTCCAAACTAAAGAATAGTCTCCCCCAGTCGGTCCCACGCTCCCTGTATGCACCAACCAGCCACGACCCCGAACAGTTGACCAACCTGAACACAGTACCTTCGTCATTCACATTACCGTCGTCGAACGAAAAATTAAATTCTAGTGTTCTTGCACTGCCCGTCCAATTGAGTTCGAAATATTCTCCACTTCCGCTGAAATATGGTTCATATTTTACCTCGTCTATTATATGCAGGGATGTATCAGACAAATTGTGCGCGTCTTGTATTCCACCATATTCTTTTATTTTTATTATATTCTTCGGTACACCGAAGCATGAGAATAGAGCAGTCAACGATGCTTCGGTTCCTTTTGTTTTGTAAATGTAAGGTAGAGTATTAAGGATTCGCTTCCATATAATCTGGTTGCGTTCCTCTTCTGAAAATTCTCTTGCTTTATTGTAAGAATCCGTCCCGACGTCAAAGTCTCGTTTCGAGAATGACGCCAATATCAACGGGAGATTTTCTCGTGACATCTCAGTTTCCCATCCGAGCGATCTCAACATGTCTCCCACTATAGATAGCGATGCTCCGTAGTTAGGAGAATTTGCATAATTATTTTTTTCTGTAAATTGCTTAACCAGCAGGGAAATATTGTCGAAGAAATGTCCGACCATACCAACGAATACAACATAATCTTGGTTCTGGGCATAGTCTTCTACGACAAATTGTGGAAGATTATTTATCAGAGAATTTCTGTTGTCGGAATCGTACAACGATGCGGACTGGTAGTGTACATCGTACCACGCAATATTATTATATAGAAACTTTTCATAGCCATCCATCGACGTCTCTATCCCGTCGATCTCGACGTTCGCGTCCGTCTTTTCTTTCAAATAGAATTGATCGAGTGGGTTGCTTTGAAGTTTCGTGTCTATATCGCTAATATGGGCCTGCAAATTTCCGATTTGATTTCGTTTGTAGTCAAACCCTTCCACGCGCAGCTTTGCGGATGAAAAATTTACGAACTCCGAGAAATATCTATAATTAGTATTGTCGATGAATCCGAGTTGTTTGTTTTCCACCTTAGCTATCAACTCGTCGTACAGACTTCCGCTCTCGTTTATGAGTTCTTCCATCGACAGTGCTTCGGTTGAATTGCCCGCATTCTCGATTTTTACCAAGAAGTTAGGTCCACGCAATTGCACAGTAGCTATCGTCTGCGGTGTAAAATAATATACATTCTGAACAATTGGAAGGAACCCAAAGTTATTTGTTACCCATACTTCATCGCCCTTGGACACGCCCATTGGAAGGGGGGAGGCCAGCTTGATAACAAGCTTGTCGTGAAACTTCGGGTCCGTCGCCAATATGACCTTTTTATTTATAACAGAATATGCTCGGTCGGAAGACAAATTCACGACGAACTTAAAGTATCCGGACAAGTCTTCCGAGTAATTTGATTCAATCTTACCCAACTGGGGGTAAAATAGGAAGTTGTAATAAATCGTTGATAAAAATGCGACAATTAAATCGTAATTTTCTGGCTTCTTATTTGTAATGCGATTCAGTTCTTGGTCTATTATAACTCTAACTAGCCCATAATAATAATTTTGCAATTCCGATAGACTCGCCCCTGCCTCGTAATTTAATAGCAGCCAATTTTTAAATTGGTCGTACACTCCAAGAATATCATTCTCGGCGTATTGCCCATTGCTGCGAAGGGTTCCTTTTTTTACGCCGTAATACACATCGGTCACGAACGCCACGGCGTCCATATCGCTATTTCTTGCGGTTGCTCCGTAGTTTTTAATGGTATCGGACCCGGATGCGACTTGAACCATGCGCGATGTAAATCCGTAGTTGAATTTAAATTCGGATGCACCAATTGGTGTGATTTCCACCGCGGAATGATACGCCGAGTAAATGTTTGGTCCGGATATACTATCCAACAAATCTTGTGCTATGTCCTTTATAGGTATTTTGTTGGACGAGAACAATTCAAATTGGTCGGACAGAGTCGAAGAAACGCCTCTCAGAGTTTTTGGAATCAGTGCGATTTCGTCTCGCGAATTTGATATTTCATCTATAACAACTCTATTGGAAGTTGGTCGCTCGTCCCCGACGATATTTCTTAGTAATTCTATAGTTACTTTGTAATTTCCATCCGGAATACTCACTGAATTCAAAACTTTGGAGACATCCAAAAATAACGACCTCGTCTCTGTGCCAAGCACTGGCCAATCACTCGTGAATGTCTTGTATGAGTATGTTACATTTTTGTTGAATGGGTCAAAATACGATTGAGTATATTCTTTATATTCTCCGCTGGAATACATAAACGATGAAGTTATAATCGCATCTGAAAAATCATATACCGAAAGTTTTACTATATCGTTCGGTGACGAGCCGAATGGAAAATTCATCGACGAACTGCCGTCCGTTAAAAACTGCAACTGCGATTCCGTCATTGTGGAACCAACGCTCAAAGACGAGGTCGAGGCGGTTTTATATAGAATGTCGGATAGAATCATAGTTGATTAAAATTAACGTCGTATGCAGTCTCCACTTTAGTTGGGTTATATATAACATTTGTCAATGGTATAGTGATAGAAGACGAATACATTTGGTATTTGACATTTTGTATCGCGAGATTTGCGTACGAATCTATTCGTGGGGATATAGATGCACTGGTATACAACTTTTCTATGTCTGATTGACTATATCCCACCATGTATGGATTGACTTTCATCTTGAAATTTTAAATGTGGTTGGGACCGAGAATGTCATTATTGAGCCACTCTGTTCCGACCGAATCTCAATTTTGAAATATCTCTCTTGAGGAAGTCCGGTCGTATCTAGCATAAAGAAGTTGCCGTTTGCATCAAAACTCAATCTCGTATAATTATCATATGGGAGGACCAAATCCTCGCTTTCGGCATCTTTGACAGAATAGAAACTGTTGTATGGTAATGCGTATGGAACAAGATAGTCCGATAATCTGTTGGTGAATGTTTTTGTTGGGTAGCGTTTTCTAGCCGAAACATCCAGTCTTAGCACAGCTCCGCTTTTGTATTCTTTGGTCATATTTTTTATACTGACCACGGTATCATTGAGTCTAACTTCATCACTTCCGGTGACAAACGTACTGTCATCCCATGCAACATCTATGTACGGAGAATATATTGTATTGGATTCCTTGGAAAAGAACTTCAAACTGCCGTAATCTACGGAGCTTGATTCGTCACTGTGCATCAATATTATCCCATTGTTAACAATTGTCCGGGACAACCAAGCATTCACTATTGTAGTCACGTCCATCTTAACGTCGGACGTCTCGTAATCAAATGTCTGGTAGCACGCAAATCCGCCCGTAACTGGTTGTATCACGGACGCTGTTGGTGCCACGTAACTAGATGTTGGGCACTCTGGGTACGGATTGTATGGGTCTACGAATGGAGGCTCGGCATATCCGGAACCATATCCGATAAGACTTGCGGATACCCACCATTTACCGCCACCGGAGCAGTCTTTCAGAGAGCCACTATACCACCGACTGGTCTGTGCGGCATCGAGATACTTCCAGTTAACACCGTTTGCATATGCTTGTCCGTCATACTTGTACCCGGTACCCATGCTCCAAGTTACTGCTAGTGGATATGCGACCAATGTATACGCTATTGGAATCTCCACTGCGTTACAAGTTTTGAGATTCAAATAAAATTTCGGGTTCGTAATTTCTCCGGATGAAATTGAAGAGGATATTCCCTGCAAGTTGAATTGCAACAAAGCTCTGGATAACACCGATCCCAGCGACGTATCCCCGGTGGCTGTTATATACGAACTGGACACGACGTGTGGGTCGGTGGACCCGGAATCGAATGATGCCGACATTGAGCCGGACAGCAACTCCAGACTTGAGCTTGTATATCCGACTAAACTAGAATACGTTGTGGAGCTGGCACAACTGGTCGCAGATATGCGCTTTTCTACTTCGAGAATTTCGTCAATTCCGGTATTTTTTAATGTGTACGCCGGGTCATTTGAAATGAAAGCGTCTTTGGTTGGATATAAAAAGTAATGCATTGCGTTATAAATAAATATCAAGTCCGCCGCAATCTTTGCTGTTTATCTTGCTTTCTAAAGGTCGTGGTAACTCGACCAATAAATCAACTTACTCTACCCACGATATCTTTACTAGGAAACCTAACTTCAAACACCGATGGGTCAATGGACGGGTATATAATTTTATCGACCGTTGCTTTATCAATATCATATTCGTGTTTCGAATAATCTCCGTCCCGAAGGGTCAAATTTTTCACTTTCAGGGAAGACACAGACTGGACGCCGTCTACCTTGCCAATCTCCAGTTCTAGCCTGCTCAAGTTTATTGGTTGACAGAATTGGATATTGTTTATATCGAAGTACTTTCCTACCAACGTGATACAATTTGCCAAAATTTCCCGCTTATTATAATTTTTATATGCCACTATGGTAAAATCCACCCCTATATTTATAATATACCCATCCAAAAGATTTACGCTGTCGGTCAACATTCTATATTGATTGATGTAATTTTTTAAATTTTGCTGTATTGCCGCGTTTGAATTTATCAATCTCTGAGACTTGTCGTAGCACAGTAAATATAGATTTATAGAAAAAGGGTTATTTTTTTCTGGTTGATATTGATTTATATTTTGCGGAGACATTCCACCGGATGACGAAGCATACGCAGTAGCGGCCTGTATATTTGACATATCCAACTGGGTGTCTGTTACTGCATATGCCTTGGCGATTGCTCCATACTTGGACGGCATGGCATACGTACGCACAACATAATCTTTCTGTGTCACCGCTCTGCCTTGTGACGAACAACTTGCTATCGCGTTGTTTCTCAATTCATCGTTGGTCTCCGCCCCTCTGCCACCCGCCGCCGGGATTGGATTATTGACTTTGATTGAGCGCCGAACTAAATCGGTGAGATTTCTTTCCAACGTTGGCAACTCCGTCACGTCCCCGAAAAATTCTACACTCGTAGTATTTTTTATGGAATTTGCGTTTACATTACTCTCTATTCCTCCCCCGACAACATATCTTACGGTCAGAGTTGTATTCGCCGGAGCTTGTCCAAATGCGTTGGACGACATAAAGTTCGATGGGTCATAGTAAACTCCTTCTGTTCTGAACGTCGAAACTTTTCCAACGGTATAAATATTTGGTATTACTATTTCATCGTCGGATATGTTGGTACCGGAACCAAATTCTATAAACGTGGTGCCATCTGCGTTGACTCCCGTAACGAATCGTTTGGAGGTTTTGAGGTATTTTAACAGAAATGGTGCGGTGTCTCTATAAACCGAGAGTGCCGTATCATTCTTGATTATGTTTTCCGATTCGATTGGAACCAAGTCTTGTGCGAGATACTCCGTCTCGTTCCAACGGTTTCCATCTGAATCGTACATATCGAACACTTCTATTACGTTGGTCTCATTCAAATATGTTTTGAAAAATGGAGTTGGGCTACCCACAGATATTTGCTTAGATACAAATTTACCGGAAAACGCATTTGCGCTCTTTTTTAGAACAAAAAATTCAGGTTGACCGGCGGAGTTCCGTTGATATACGGATACTTCCAACGGGTCATTTTTCGTGTCTACTGTAAAATCTACCGGAGAGTTTGTGAGAAAGTTCACCCCGGAGTCACTGACAGACGACATTCCCGGCTTGATTATTTGTGCATAATTCAAATCCGGAACAAACGAACCATCAACGTCCGTCTTTGCTGGTACCAATTGATAAACATCCAATGTGGTTACGCTTGGAGTTGACGCCTTGGATTTATATCCCATTGCCCTCGCCGAATCTATTATATTTTGTCTTTCCTCCGCGTTTACCAAAATAGATTCCTTGAATTGATAATCTACGTAATATGATAATATATCCCCAACATACGCGGCCATTTCTATATACATCATTCCCGGAGATGCATCGCTAAAATCTTTGTATGTGTTTGGATAGTATGTCTTGGCAAAGTCGGTCAACGATTGCTTCAATTGACCAAAGTCCTTGCTAAGATATTTTACGTCTTTTTTGCCGGGTTGGAAAGATTTCGGTGTATCTAGAATCATATATTATTTGTGTTCATTGCCACAGTTAAAGTTTGTTCATCCGATATCCCAATGGACGGAACGGTAAACGACACGTTAACTGATATTTTATTATAATTCTCGTTGTCGGAATTACCGGAAATAGAGACCGAATTTACTGTCACATATCCCATCCATTTGGATATGTCTCTGCGTATGGTACCTTCTATTATAGGAATAAGATCGTCCGTGGAATTTTCGAACAAGATTGACCATAAACCAGAACCAAATTCGGGACTCATACGCCGCTCTCCCTTTTTTGTCCGCAAAAGTAAATTTAGATTAGATTTAATTTGATCCAACGCACTATAGCTTTGATTAAAATATCCTTGATTCCCACGAGTTATGGGCAAAGTCACTCCAAAAGGCTGTGCAAATGTTGCCATTATTTGTTTCTTGGCTTACTAAACGCTTTAACTAATTGTGAATAATCTCGTGTCATTGCGGTGGCCACGGCGGCAACTTCCTTATTTTCGCTTAATACCTCCGGGGATAGATTCTTTATGGTATCCAACATTGAGCCGCCCGACACTTCTGCCTCCTGCGGAACGCCACCAACAGTCTCGTTTAGAATTGCATTCAACACCGGGTCTTTGGCATATGTACGGACCGGGGCTGGTTTTGCTATGGTTGGAGCCACACTTCTTGGCTTGGTTGATGGTACAATTGGCGATTTTTTAACTTCTCCCAACATAGATTGGGTGGAAATTTTTTCGGCTAAAACTTCCATGAGAAACTGGGGGAGAGAGGTTTCTATTTCTTCCCGGACGACCGTTCTGATTATTTCGACTAGTTCTGACTTTTTCATATATATGGTTCCTTATATAAATATAATGTAATTGACACAATTATCAAGCACTGCTTCCGGTCGGTGCACCAAATGTCACAGAAGAATTGCTCAAAAATGTGGGCGATGCTTGTGTAATGTCCGTTGCCGACTGAATTTCTCCGGAAGCTTCCTGAGTTGTAGTTTGTAAACTGGACTGTAAATTATTATATTGTTCTTCTAATCCGGCCAACGGAGTAATTTCTTTAACTTGGTCTACTTGGGATTGAACTTGGTCTTGTATGGCGGATACGCCAGTAGATTCTTTCAAATCTTCTAAAAGAGATGTTGCCAATGCTCCAATATTCCCACCAGACACCGCTTTTAATATTGATATCGCCGCCCCGGCCATTGCCATATTTATTTTTAACCCCGGCACAAACGGAGGAATTATAGTTTTATATTTAATAAGAGTTTCCGCCAAAAATTTTGGTCCTGCTCCTAAACTTATTCCTATTGGACCAAGTCCCGGAATTTGTGGAATTTGTGGCAGCTTTAAAGATGACAAATTAAGCGACCCGGCTATAGAAGGAAGCTGGGCATTAAATCCAAGTCCACTTAAAGAAGGATTAACTCCAAGCGTCTGGAATGCTTGTCCGGTTGACATGTTAGTGTTTATACCAAGAGATGACGCCACACCCGAGGTAGATGTGGGAACGTTGAATGCGGTTGGTACACTTAGACCGGTGAGCGAAGTTGTTGATTTAGTGATTGCACCAAGAGATAAATTTTGAGGCGTGGAAATTCCCGCCCCAATTGTTGGAGCTTTTATTGTAGGTATATTTATATTCAGTGGCATATTAATCTACTCCCCCCGACACAAATACTCTGCTACTCATCAATGAACTCAACTGCGACTGGTGGGCAAGCAGACTTAACTGGGACGCCTTCAGTGATGTCAGTTGTTCAACCCACAGAGCAATTTGAACCGCAGTTACAAGTGGAATAGGAGGCGAGGTAGGTTTTGCCAAATTTCCAAGATGTACGTGCAATTCAGCAAAAGCTATTAAGGTCGTTAATGTTTGAATTTGTGTATTAACATTCAACAACATCCAGTCTACCATTTTATCCATCCAAGCCACAGTTGTTCTTCCAAGCAACGCCGGTTCGTATGGTTTACCATGGTCTCCTAAATATATTTTTGGTGCATTGATTGTGGCAGTTTTCACGCTAGTCAATGTCATCTTTTTTTTGCATGTAACTATAAATTCTTCATCCGATGCCATGCACATGCTTTTCTTGGAAAAAAATAGAGTTTCGTTTACCTTGGACGAAAATATCAATCTATCGCTGTTTATTACTATTTGGTCTCCATCCAATTTAGGAATTTTAAACCCGAGTATTCCACTTATAAAAGGAGTATTTGTGGTAGGATTAAATGTGGATATGGTCTTTCCGGATGTAAAATGCATCGACGAGCCGTCCGAATTTATGTCTTCTGCCGTGTATCCCTTCGCGGTAAATCCGGGCGTCCCCTTTATTGGGGATTGTCGATTTCTTATCAACACCATTGGATTTCCCCCACCTTCACTATACTCACCCAAGCCAGTGTCGTTTTTTCTCGTGCCGTCGTATGCGCCGATTCGTATGGATGACCCGAATCTAGACTCTAATATTGTATCTCCCTCGTAACGTTTCAATGCTCTGATGTTAGGATTGAATTTAAAATAATTTCCCAGTACCCCCTCGTAATTTGCTCCCCCGTCAAAATTCATTTTTGATGTAGGCCCAGAATTTTTCTTTCCCGTATATTCATTTAAATTTGATTCAACATATCCGGCAACTCTTTCGGTAATAAATGATGCGTTTGAATTCACCACGGATTTGAAATTTAGTTTTTTTGAATAATAATATTTATTTAAATATTTAGCTATGATTACGATTTCGTTCATCAAAGGGAACTCCGAAACTCCGGTGTTTTCAATTGGTGTCGCCCAGTTCAATTCTTCTTTGCTTTTACCACGCTCACTGTTTAAAAATCTAAATTTTACTTTCCCCAGAACTCCGTAATTTTTATCGCCAGCTACGGGCTTGGACCCGTCTATATTTGGAGGCCAATCGTTTGGATTAAGTTCGCTAGAAGAAAATTCCGGGTGAGATTCATCCAGTATAATATCCAATACCACAGCTTCTTCTAACTCATAAAAATACGAAGAATCCGGCTTGCGTTCAATCGTAAATCTTCGGGACGCCATACGGTCGTCCTGTTTTAAATTAAGCTCACTTCGATGCTCTGTGTGTGTCCACATTATTGTTCCGTGTTAAATACCACCGGCTTGGGGACGGTCTTCGTCGCTTCCTCCACCGCCGACATTAATTGCTTGCGTTCTTCTTCCGTGAGAGCCTCGCCACCGGTCTCCGGCCCGCCTTTGTCTGCCATCATTCTTTGTACAATCGCGGCCAATTTTAGTAGTTGGTCGTCATTTCTAATACCCAAATCTAAATATTCTTTTAGAAGTGGGATTATTGTTATAGCATCATTGAGAGTTTTTATCATTTGACGCAAATCCGAGACCATAATTTCCAATTGGTCTCGTTTCTCTTGTGAGTTTGTTACGATGTCCTTACACAGACCAGAGAAGTTTTTTCCTTTATATATTTCGAATTCTTCATTCATATATTATAAATAGCCCGGATATACAATATTTAGAGGCTTATAGCGCCACGGTTTAGGTATTCTTCTGTTATTTGCTGTTGGGTATTTTTCATCTTGTTTACCACTTTGGTTATATGTTGGGTTTGGCAGTCCGCTATTTCCCGTATATATAGATATAATGCCTTTTTATTGAATACGTCGATTCTGTCGGCATTCCGGAAAATTTCCACCACCGCGTTGGCGATTTTTAAATCCCGATCTTTATTGAAATAATTACCAACGTTTTTGTCCCAAAATTCTACCATCAATTTTATAAATTCTCGGGTTTCACTCTCTTGCTTCTCATGTTCTGGTTCAACCACAAATTCCCCGGACTCTCCTGTTTGTTCACATATCTCAACATGTTTCTTGAATCTTCTATATGTGGTGTTATTGTCTAGGATGAACCAATGTTTTGCAACTATACTAAAATAACTGAAAGCTTTTCCTTTACCCTTTTCATATTTGCCTATGTTTGCTACCATATGAGAGATTGCCTGCTTCTGAATTTCTAGTGGAGATACATCCGCATAGCTGAATTTGAATGTATTATAAACATTTTCGGCAATTTTGCTGAATGCACCCTGTATTTCATTATTATAAATTCGGTCTTTTTCTTTACTGTCTTCGGTTTCGTTGTATTTGACAATTGCCGCCTCGGTATCGGAGGTGAAATAGACATTGGATACCTTCTTCTCCGGGACATCGCCAACAGTGGCATCAGTTTTTTTCTTTCCCTTTGGTCTTCCACGCGGTCTACTCAGTTTGGTATCGTATGAAACGGACGTTGGTGCAATAGTTTCACTCTTGGCCCGCTTTAACTTTTTTGGCTTAGGTGACGGCTTTTGCTTGGATATTTTTTTGTTTTTTTTCATTTTATTTTTTCATTAAATTCTGTGGTCACCCGTACAATCTCGGAGAACACAAACCCAACGTCGTCATCGTGGTCAAACAAATTTTTATCGTCCACCATCTTAAGCTCCTTATAAACGTTTGCTATTTCTTCGCGAAAATCGGAAATCCACTCTTCGTGAATTTCTATTTTTTTCACCATATTATAGCACGCATATCCCAACACACAGGTTGAAATAAAAAATAAAATCATCAATGATGTTATTAGTATTATCATATTATTCTAATTCTTCGTCTGATTCTTTGCCTTCGTAACCTAGCTCATCTCGCAAAATTTCCAATGCATCTTCAACTGCTGGCCAGCTTCTGCGGTCGAGTGCATGTTCTAGCAATTCTTTAATTTCTTCGAGGTTGTCGGGATTAATGTTCATATTATTTTCCATCCAGTTTTGATTAAATTCAGAGCGGACTTATACTTTATGTATTGACTCTCTCCATCTTTTTCTACCATTACTTTGGAATTTCTTCCATATTTTATAGTTTTTGGTTGTGGGGGAGTGAACCGAACACCGTCGTCCGTCATCAACACCCCGTTTAAGTGGTCTATCTCATGTTGAACGCAAACGGCCTCAAGAATCCCGTAATCGGCCCCAATCGTAGATGAGTCTAGTGGCTCTTTGTCTGGACCAAACGGTATGGGGTTCGCGTGGTTTAGGGTGGTAACTAAAAATTTAATACTTCGCAACGTTGAGGTACGCTTTCCCGGTAAACTCAAACACCCCTCTAGATAAATTATTTTCTCCTTGCTTGCCTCTGATATTACCGGGTTCATCAATACCAAGGGTGGCGCATCTTTTCTGACTGTAACTACACATACACTTTTATTTATACCAATCTGGTTGGCCGATAATCCAAGAGAATTTCCGGAATTTGGAAGGCCCGTCTGTAGTGTTTCTATTAATTTGTTGGCAATTTCTTGCCCCTCTTCAACGGTTAATACCGGAGTCGTTTTCTTGTGGAGATAATCTCTATTTTTAACAATTTTATAACTCATATTTATATGTATAATCGTATATACGACTCACATATATATAGATATGTTTTATTTTGTCAATATATATTAAACAAAATTCTTCTATTATTTGTTTAAAACATCGTGGTCTCTATTAAATGGACCGTGGGGTTTTACAGGAGATGGTGGCGGAGGAGGAACTGGGGGATTTATAGTTTCCTCCTCTTTCTTTTCTACAATGATTGGGTCGGGCTCGATTTCCGATTGGCGTTCAATTTCTTTTTTTGGTGGCAAAACGACTTCCGTAGATGTTGGAAGTGGTTCTGTCGCAACTTCAATTGGGTCTTCTTTTTTATTCGACATAGCCACATTGTATGCCAAAATCAAACTAATAGCCAGAGGGTCAAATACAATTATAATAACTATTATAAACCATTTTACCGTCGTGTTCAAATCTAATCCTAGTGCATCGGCAACGAACTTGAAAGTTATAATATCTTTAGTTTTCGCGGAATTTGTCTTCGATTCTATAATTCTAACCTCGGCATCAGAGAGCTTGTTTGAAATATCGCTATACTTTTTCTTTTCCTCGGTCAAATCCGAGTCAGTTCGCTTTATCATATCTATGTTTTGTTCCTGAACCTGCCTCAACTGGGTGGGATTTCTTGATAAAATAGGATTGCTCAATGCCTCATTCATGCGCTTCTCTTGGTCAGTTCTTATACTTAACATTAAATCGACTCTTTGTTTTGCCATACCAAGTTCTGATTGTATCGTGGATTTCTGTTCTACCAAAGCCGCTGTTCTTTGCTGTGCTATTTCGTATTCTAAGGCAGACGATTGATAAGCCGATGAAAGCCATCCAAATACTCCCAAAGAGGTTATAACCATGAGGACGAGTACCGCAATGGTCATGTAAACCTTCAACGCCGATGTAATTTTTTTCCAGTATCTATATAAAAAAGAAGTGGCCACCACCTTCCCCAATTCCAGAGAAGTTGCCATAATCATTGATGATACATAAGCGCCGGAAAATAGCATTCCTATGCCCATCACGCTAAAAAATCCAGCAATTACGGCCACGAATAATGCAGTAATTCCAAGAATTTCCTGAAAGCCTATTTCTTTATTTAATATCTTCATATGTGCGAATATATAAGTATTGTATATATGAAATAAAAGACCCCCGATTTCTCGGGGGTCTTTTTAGGGGTGGCTGAATCAGCTACCCTCCACCATTTCATGAAAGGCATGAACACCTATGTAACATTTACGAGATACAACTCTACCAAATTATTGGTAAAGGTCAAGTCTTTTCGGATTACATTTTTTCGGCAGTTCCTTGGGCATTCGATGCCTTCCACTCGTCGTGCTCGGCGCGACATGCCAACAAGTCAGCGACGTGAATAACATACGGCAGGCTGGTTTTTAGTCCCTTTTCTACATCGTAATTTTTATAATAATCTTTAGCTGAGTCGTCGTATAGTCCATCCGATAACTTTATGGCTAACATTTCCTTGGTGTTATATGTGACTCCATATTTTTGTAGCAAATATAAGGCTCTGTCCGGCACTCGCATAAACTGAATATCCGGGTTTAGCTTGTACACCTCACCACGATTTTCTATGTGCCATTTACTATCATTGTAAATATATTGAGGGCCGGTCTCGTCGCCGAGTTTACCCAAATCGTGATGAAGCGCGGAAAATATCCGCTCCTCTTCCGTGAAATCGACCGCACCTCCGATACCGGCATATAATTTCTGGGTTCCCCGAGACGCCTTCTCCACATGCATTACATGTTGCAGGTATCCGCCAGCCCACGCGCAGTGGAATTGAAGCCTCGTTGATGCGGGGGCCGTTGCCAATTGTAATCCCAAATTCTCGTCGGAATACATTGCAAGTAATTTGACCAGCCTATCCCCAGTGAAACTTTGATTGAGAAATTCTATAAAATATTCGTAATTACTCTGGATTTCGGATTCGGTTAATTCTGATTTTGTGTTTAGTTTATTTTTCATATTAAGAAAGGCGTAGGATACCGCCTATCCAACAACTATACTGTTAGAATAAACACTGTCAATCTATAATATCAACATTCCTTGCGTATCTCTTTAGCATAATGAAAAACTCGATTGTGATTTACCAATGACGCCATAAGTACTGCGGACCGGATTCTTCCTTTTTTTATAAGCTGGAATCCATGACTCATGATGGTCTGTTCAAAGGGACTCGCATACTCGGTCTCTAAGAATAGTTTATAATTTCCCGCTTTGGTCATAACACTGGGCCAATTGGAGAAATATACGTCCCCAATCAAATAGCTAAGATGTTCGAGACAACCAGATTCCTTCCACGTCAATCTATGTTTACCATCCGGAAAATATTTCTTTTTGACTTGTTCTGGAACGTTGTGCCAAGACCATTGCTTGTGGTGGTCCCCGAAGAATTCGCTGAATGAGATTTTTATGTAGTCCAACTTTTCTTCTTCTATTATTTTCTGGCATTTATCTAACCAGTTATCAACGTGCATAACGAGCCCATTTCTACAAACCTTAATTTCAGACTCCATCAACATGTCGTCCTCGAACCACACCATATATTTAGATGTACTTGCATTGAAGTGCTTTGCGGCCCAAAGTCTAGCTCCACAGATTCCCATATTTCCCTTTTTAATTTGTTCGAAAGAGTATTTTTCACAAATTCTATTGTATTCCAAATCGGTGGATTCGTCCACACTGTTATTGATTAGATACTTATTAGTATTGACCAAAAGTTCCGGATTCGATTTAACTATTGTGTCTAACAGCAATTGTAATTGCGGAGGAGAATTAAAAGTGACAACATATAAGTTGGTCCCGACTCCACTTCGATTCATCACAACCTCCGACTCGGTCTGGTGATATTCAACATTTTCGGGAACTCCCGATTTTAGTATGTTGATTTCTTGTTTTGGTATCGGAAGTTTTTTCGCACGCTCAAAAAATGTACCCATCAACCCGTCACCGCCAATGGTTTCAACATTCACAAGCTCCGGATGTAGATATGTTATCAGTGTGAATATACTCTCCTCGGTTCCCATGAATCCGTCGCTAAGTGTATTATTCAGTAAATTATAATATATAGAATTTACTTGGGATATGTATTTCTTATTCCCACCAAAAAATCCTCCACGCGCAACTCTGTCAACACGCTGTCCAGCATATTTGTTCATTCCGGCTATTGAGAATCCGTGGATTTCTGTGGTAGTCTCGTATGGATAACAAACAAAAAGAAACTTATCCAACATAGGCTCGATTTTTGACATGGCGAAATCGTGGCTGAAATATCCCGGATGTACTGTCTGTGTCAACCCCGCATCAATCCAACAGTAATTATCGGTATTAAATGGATTAAAAATGGCCGCGTCGTTCAACATGAACATTTTACTCATAACCAACGGATTATATAATTCTAACTTGGCTTGAGTTGACTCCGAGAGCCAGCCAACTTGTCCGGACCATTTTGGGTCCGTTCGTATCGCATTCACTTTATCGTAAAAAGGAAACCAAGTTTTAAAGTCGTCGGTAGATTTAAATCTTATGTCTGTACCAACGGAACCCTCTCTCACTTTCCGGACAAACTCTTCCGTGCTCCTGTCAACATATACCAACATGGGAATGTCTTTGCAGGCTCGTAGTAATCTTTCAAAATTTTCCAAATATTGAGAAAACGGGCGCTTGAACCCGGTGTCCATTTCGCCACGTTTTAAATCGAAGAGGGCAGTCACTAGTGTTGTATTCATGTATTAAGATATATCGGATTTTAAAATAAAGTCCAGTAATATTTTTACTTGTGCGTCTGGTGTGGCACAGGAATCGAACCAAGCAGCGGCCTCCGATTTAATATAACAAATCTCTTCAACCGTGATGTCATTAATTTTAGAAGTTATTTTGTCTGAGATATATTTATATTCTCCCGGATTGTGTATTTTAGACTGTATGTCATCGTCTAATATAATTTTAAAATGCACATCGGGCTTGAGTGGGATTATAGTTTGCACATCAAGAGCTTCTCGTAAATTTAACACCCCTCCTCCAAAATATTCCAAGTCTCGATAACATATGCGTGCAGCCCCGTTTAAACTGAGGCCGAATTTATAGTCAGCGAGCGTGTTATAATATAAATCTTTTGGTACATATTCGGACGGGTCATTTTTGTTATTGAAATTTATTAACTGGTTCGACTTTAGTATGTTATAATATATGGCTCGGTTTCCATAACAAAGTCCGTTGAAATAAGCACGAGATATGGATTTTTCTCTATTTCTGGTTGCCAACAACTTGGGAATATCATCCCAATTTTCCAATATATAAAACGACGGAAGTATTTTTATTTTGCCCGAATATGTCTCGGAGAATGCGTCGGTTAAATTGGACGTACACGCAAACGAAACGACGTTGAGCTTACGTAACGCGGAGTAATGTTCTAACATCACGGTGGCGTAATCATTAAGACTGTGAACGAATGTTTTTTCAGTATCTTTATTTTGTATGATTAAATTATATATGTTGAATATCGACGGAAGCCTTCCCTGATAATCCAGAGGCTCCCCGTGAATTTTTGCAAGTTCTTCCATTGGAATATATTCTACGTCGTGTATTGCAGAAACGACCGAGAAGAATTTCTTATATAGCTCCCCAACATACCAGTTTGATTGATATGGATTAAATGATATACGCAGGTTCATACTCAGAAAAAATCTCTATCGTCCTTGAAGAATACTACATTATCAAATCCGCCGCGCAACAGACATACGAACATTGAAATATTTCCGGGGTATCCAACGAACTTTAAACACCGAGAAGCAACCACAGTTAGCGCAACTAAGTTTGTCGTGTATTCATAGAAATCTTTACCATATATTTCGGTGAATTTTTCTGGTGAAATATCTTTAGTTTCGACGTGAAATCCCGATTTTTTGTCGTGCCCAATCGGAAGAATATTCAATCGACAAACGTTGTGTTTATCTTCAAAGTAATTATAAACATCAATGTCGTCGGTTTGTAAGTGTACTCGTGAGTCCTGTCCAATAATTCCCCACAACTGTTCCACGGATGGATACTTGGCGTCGTGTCTATACCAAGTTATCTCGTTAACTTTGTCGGTTTTTCTCCACCACGTAAAAGTATCAGCCGAAACATCAATGCTAGCGCCCTGTTGCAACTCGGTTGCTCGGGTCAATACATTTGATGCGACGTTGAAATACGCACTCATCAAGCATTTGACCACCCCTATATCTATTTGGACTTTAGATGTACCAAAACCATAAAGATTCACTCCGGTGCCGTGCCTAAACCGTCTCACTCGCTCTGCATCCAGAGTTTTCCAGTCTTCTATTTTATTTTTATCTATATAAAAAATTCCATCGTAGATGTTAAGATTTTTATATTCGGTTAACCACGTGGATATTTTATCTGGGTAGTGTCCTTGCAACTTTAAATCGCACAGATAGTGCATCATCACGGTAACATTTGAAAAAAATCCCGCGTATCTAATCCACGTGACTAGCTTTTCGTCCGCGTTATATAGAGCAGTTCCCCCATAATATTCGGTTGATGTACAATTCATAGAGTTATTATTTCGAGATTTCTATTGTGCGATTTTGCGTAGAACAAGAAATTGGTTGGTCTTCCCCATTCGCTGGCACTATACAATTTAGAGCACATTGACAAATTGTACATATCCACGAGAGTATCCTCGAAATTTTCCAGTAGTTGAGTCTCCGTTATATTCTTGTCCCATTTAAATGTTCCATATTGATAACTTATGTTTGGGTGTCTTGGACTATGTACCATAGCTCCATATACCCGTTTTAAATGTTTTCGCACCGCCGTACTGTTAGAACACACGTACACAAACGGATTTTTAAATATGTCCGATATGGCGTCAATTTTTCCCTCTATCAATTTTAGAGAATCTGATTGGTCCATAGTTCTTATGTGCAGTCCAACCCGGTCACATGAACCGCCGGAAAACCTTAATATATTATCAGATATCGTCGGCACCGTGTAAGATAGCGTCGCGGAGGGAAGTTCTCTCATGCAAAATATCATGATTTGGTCCATAACACTGGCAGTAGAGTGCCCGGAATTGTTATTTATGAACGCGTCCCACCAGTGTCTTCCACCTAGTTTATCCCCGATATACAAATAGGGAGTGAATAGATAAGAGTACCCAGCCACAGTTTCTTTGGCTTGAGTTTTCGTTATATAAGAAAAAATACTATCGAATTGCTGTATATTAAAAAACCTATCCAATTTAACAGAATCGGAGTCGTGGAAATACTGATTATTATTAAAATTGTAAATAAATCCAACCGTCATGCCCGCGGATTTACAATTTGCGGAAAATGTAAGCAGCTGCGAAAAGGCGCAGTATAAATCACCGGCCCCGGTGTTAAAATTCAACTGTACTACTACGTCAGTATCCATCACAGCGAACCGACGATTCTGTCTCCCCAGCCGGAAGATTTACTATGAGGCCAAACTGTCCAGTGGTGCGGTTTCTCCGACGCGTTGAACGTCCTCCACAGCTTTATATATTTGTCACCGGATGGATTTCTACCCTCGGATACCAATCTCAAACATTCCGATTCATTTGCATCTTCTCGATATATCGCAGTGTTGTCGGAACGCTCAAACGCGACACACCAAAAATCGTAATCGTTCAATGGAAATTTATCCGTGGAAAGGTCAATGCAATGTTTAAATATAGCCAAAAAAGATTCTTCCCATTCCGCCTCTGTGGCAAACTTCGCATTATTCGGTGGATATTTCCTGTCGAGTGTGTCTTGTTGAACCGCCCGACGAGCAAAATTTAATCCGGAATATTTTTCGTAGTCTCTCAAAGACCGCTCATTCCCGAACCCATATTTTCCCCACGCGATGGTATTGTGTTTTTCTCCATCCATCGAAAAAAGTATACGATTTCGACGATGGCTTAAATGATTTCGCTCACCCCAATCTTTTTTGTCCGGAGTCTTATTTGAATTCGCGGAGGAGTGGTCATCCCAATGCTTCGCTCTGCCTTTTCTTGTGTATTCATGCCAAGCAATCACTTTGTGTGGGTGGAATAAATCATATCCATGAGTAAATGCTCTAGCGGCAATGCTGATTTCTTCTCCATGGAAATAATACTCCGGGTCGTGTGGGACTTCCAAACAAAAATCTCCGGAAGTAAAACAAAAATGTGCGGAATAGAATCGAGCCGGTACCGGGGAAGTACGGGTTGCATGATCGTCTATGCTGGCAGGAAGAAAGAACACCGCTCCCTCTGGTATGAATCTATCGAAATCCATTCTCCACGGCGTCTGTACTCTTCCGGCTGGGTCATTTTCTGGGTCGAATGAGGGAATATATCCGGTCAACAGCGGTTTATTGTGTCCCGCCAGTTTCAAGCCTTCGTACATCTCTATCAATTCGGAATCCCAGTTCTTTATAAATCTATGGTGCGAGTCCAACTGGAATGTATATTCCTCTCCATCATATCTTTGCTGGATTTGGTTTCTTGCCCAACACGCCCCTCTGCTATTTAAATATGGGATATCTATAACTTTTACATTCTGGAGATTTTTTATCTCGTTGATATTTTCTTCGGGTCCGTGTTGCCATGCTATACAAAATACCAGATTCTCCGGATTTTTAGCATTTGCTATACAGTCTTTAATGGTGGGTACCAATTGCGGGTCACGATATGACGCGATTTGAATAAAAATTTTAGAATTCTTCATATAACCATTTAGTCTTGTAGATTATCTATATATACGAGATATGATGGGTTATTTTTTAGAAATGTCAATACAATTATGGAAATAAAACGTCCCCGCCCGGATTTCCAACGTATGCTGCGTACGACAAAGAACTGTCACATATAATATTGGGTACTATGTATGCCGCAGTTCCCTTAACTAAAGAAACCACAGAATTTCCACATGCCGCCTCGGGTACGATTGTTCCTCCGTAATACCCAGAGCCACGTGCTGTCAACACCGCTCCCTCATAATTTGTATAAGTAAATTCATATTCACCGGAATTGTTGCACACACAATCTATTTGATATGTTTGCAGATAATCGGAGAATTTTGCTATTATATTAACTGGGGTATAATATGTGAAGCCAGTAATCGTGGTTGACAGACTCCGTGGATTGGCCGCATATGTGCCAGCAGAGGTTTCCCAACCAAGAAAAGCTTTACCGACCAGAGGAGTGGCTTTAACTTGCATTGTCCCGTATGTTCGCGCAATCATTCCAACTGGGGTATCTCCGTCAGTTCGTTCGGCTGTTCCTCCACCCTGCGCGGATATTGTATATTTGACGTAAATAGAAAATAACGTTGGAGTTGGTGTGGGAGTGGGAGTGGGGCTTGTCCCAATCGCAGCCGTTTGTGTCGGAGCGGGCGATTTAGATGGAGTTGGAACTATCCTAGTCAGAGTTGGAGTAGGCGTCGGAGTTCTGGTAACTAACGGAGTCTTTGACGGGGTAACCGACGGCGATGGAGAAATAGTCGGCGTTGGTAATATTTCAAACCATCCGATATTTCGAGTGTCTTCGGATGTTTTTTTAAACAACTGTCCCACATCGTTCACGGACGATTTACCTATAATAGCAAACACGGATTTCTCCGGATTGCCATGTGCTGGTATTTCCGACGCCATATATTTTTATTTTAGCCCGGAACCACGACGACGCTAATTTCATTCACCGGACCAACAACTGCACCGGCGGTACTGAACGGTGCGGTGTATTTAATCCAGTACAACACAAACTTATAATTTCCCGGAGGCGGTGCGTAGATTGTCTGGTATTGATTCTTCCAGCCACTTGCTCTGTGCGCAATTGCAGCGCCGCCATATTCCTGCCATTCCGCACCATCCCATACGAATGCTTTACAACGAAGACGATAGCCAGCATTTGAAAGAACTGCCGAGTCTGTTGTATAGACATACGGAGGAGAAGATTCTTTAAACGCGGTTATAGAACCAGTAGTGCAACTTAGATAAACATTGGACCCGGTTGCGATATAGCTTGGAACATTTACCGGCACAAATCCGGTAGGAACTGCCACCGACATCGTGACTTTTGTCATACCAAGCTGAGAAGATACTAGATTGCTATACTGGTCATATTGTAGACCATATACTTCGGCGGTCCATGACCCAATTCCCGGTGCAATAATTTCGGAACAGTTATTATTCCAAGCGACGCTTCTGTGTATAGCATTTGCTCCATTCAATGCCTCAAGCTCCGACCCGGCGATGCCGGTCAATTTACAGCGGAGTTTATAGAGAGGCGAAGTCAATGTGGTAGAATCTCCGGTGTATATGAACGGAGGAGTATCTTTTGCAAATGACAATGCAGATAGACTTACGTCAGTTCCCGGCAAATATGGAGGAGTAAAGGTCGATGCCGTGGCCACGGACATAGTAATTGCAGTAGATGCCCCGGTCCCAATTGATGGATAATTTCCGTCGGTATCGGCAACGGAATCAAACTCTTCCCAATACAATTCTGTGCGATATTGTCCAACCGGTGGGATATTCAAAGGCGCGGATGGCAAATTAAACCAATCTGCGCGTTGTTCCAATGAGAAGTCCGGTTCCACTCCGAGAAGCTCTGTTGCTTTAACTCTCAGTTTCCACCGACTCTTGGCAGTAATCGACGCATCATTTGTATACACGGTCTGTGTGGTTCCAACTCGGAAGCTATTAGAACTCAAGTAAATTCCGGCTGGTAAAGTTGGTGTAGGGGTCGGCGTCGTAGTTGGAGACGGGGTCGGAGATGCAACTATAGACGACGGAGTAACGGTGACGGTCGGAGTTGGTGTTGGAGTAGGAGACGGTGGGATATAGTTGATTGGACCATACTGCGACACATAACCTTCAAAACTAAATGTACATGGTGCCGCACTCGAACTGAAAAATACGTATAGACTTCTGTCTTCGTGCGCGACGCCAAGTTCCAACAGCGGTAAATTATTTCTGCCGTATGATGCACTGACAAGGGGGATGCGATTGTTATTCCACGACAACATTCCACTCGCACCATCTGGAGCAACTGCATCGGTAGACCCGACCGATAAGAGAGGAGCGCCGGGAGAATACACCAAACAATGAGTGAGAACGTAATTTGCTGGCAAAATATCTCTCTGGGTGCCATTACCCAAATACCCAGAAGTGCCGTCGTTCTTAAACCTCAATTTCAAAATCTTCGATGGATTGCTTGCTGCCGCACCATAGTCTGGGAGCAGTAGGTGACTCTCACCAACACAATCCAACCATTGAGTGGGACCGGAATTCAAGTTGGTGGAAATGTAAGATGCAATCAACGAAGAATCCGAGTTTCTAACTCCACCATAAAATAACTGGTTGATGCTAGTTTGGCCAAGTGCCGCACTATATGCATGAGCTTCGTATATTGTACAATTTATATTGCGGTGAGTGTCGGACTGTCCATTGCCCATACCTACAAATGAATTGCTGATTGTAGTTGCTCCACCAGTCAATGTACCAACCAACGTGGTATTCACGTATAGTTTTATAATTCCGGCGGAGTCCTTGGTCAGAATTGCCTCAAAAACTCTATCTGGTACGCTGGTAAAAAACCCACTGTAAACTACTTCTTTTGCCGTGACTCCGTCGTACACGTAACCAATCAAGTCGGTTCCGGATATCCCGATGTAGGCACAATTCGCATCCACTGCCATGTTATACACAGATGAACCTACACCAAACAACATTCTACGAGACGCATCGGTAACAAACGTGGATGGCACGAACGCCCGAACTACGAGAGTAAAATCCGTACCCAACGCTTGAAAATCTGAGTAGCAGTACCCATTTAAATCCCCGGATGTTGGTACGCTGCCTTCATCAAATACCAGTCCGTTGGAGGTCTGGAATCCTTGTTGCGGCATGTTTATTTGCAAAAACCCGCCGGAAACAACGTATTGGGCGAGGTCGCCGACCGTGATATTCTTGGTCTCCCCGGTCGGGCTAGTGATTTCACTTCTGTCCACAATGGGAATCAAATCCCCGCTGGCTACTTCACTAGCATATAATCTACGTAATTCGGTTGTTTTCTGGTTCATATTGGATATCTTTCACTATAAGTATCAATCCACAATAAAAATATATAATATTCGCCCTTAAACGAGCCTTATTATATTATCCCACCGTTTTTATCTTCTTTACTATGAACTTAACCAAAGCACTTCGGAGAATGTCGTCGTCGGTAAATTCAAACGTGTATATGCCATTTTCTCTGCTATCTGCGTCATTGAATAGGTTGAAAATATCAGCAAATCCGGACCGAGTTCCTATATCAGACTGTTGTGGGTCCCCGCATAGGAAGACCTTACTGAATTCTCCGGTTCTCGTCATCATTGTTATAAGCTCCTTTTTTGTACAATTTTGCAATTCGTCTCCAATGACGGCCTTGGCATTCCAGTTCAATCCTCTAAGATATCCAACCGGAAGACCCTCGACTCTGTTTTCTTTTATTAAGAATTGAATGTCATCCTTTGGAAGAAGTTCGTCAAGTTTATCTATAAGTGGACGTTTAAACGGCGAAAGTTTGTCATCCGCTTCTCCGGGCAATGTGCCCATTTTCACGTCCGCACTTTCTACGATACTTCTCACATACAAGATGTCACTGACTTTCTTTTCGTTCATCAACATTAAAGCCGCCAGCACAGATAAATATGTCTTCGTGGAACCGGCAGGCCCGGACACCAATAACAATTTAACTTTTTTGTCCATTGCCAACTCCATAAAGAGTTTTTGCTTTTCGGTCAATTCCCTATGAAATATAGTTAAGTAGTGTTCTATTTTATTGCGCTGCGGAATGACAGGACTTCTGTCTTTTTGTTTAAGTGGGGCAATTATTTCGGGAGCACTCTTCTTTTTATTTATCAGCCGTTTTTTCTTTGACATGTTATTTTGTTTTTTTATAGGTGAATATATGACTCAGTTTGTCCATCTTATCTAATACACTGACGACCTTGCCACAGACTTCGAATTGTTCGTTGTCCAAGCTAAAATCATAAATGTTCTCTAAATTTTCTTTGAAATCTTTTCGATTCAATAGCACAACATAGCTTGAATTTTTAAAGTGGAAAAGCTCAACTGCGTCCAGTCTTTTGGATATTGCATAGTGAATGTTATTGACGATTTTTCCGTTGATTTCTTCTCGGTGGGCGTCAACGAATTCCTTCATTCCTACATTATCCGACGGCAATTCTATAATTTCGTAACTATCAGAGACAGACTTTGCTTTCTTTTTAGCTTGAGTCTTTTTCATAATTGGACGTCTGATATATTTCAAGTAATGATTTGCCCATCATATTAACGAATCTCTCGTTCTCGGTCAACTCTATTTCTCCGGTAGCATCCAATATTATATGTACAAGTTCGTGAAAGAAAGTTTCTATTAAAGTATCATCGGTAATAATCAGGGTATTTTCGTAAGATTTTCCATCCTCTTCATATCTCCTGATGACCGACCCCGTAGATTGCAATCTTATTAATTTTAAATCGCCGTCGGCTGTACCGTAACAGTCTTCGTCCTCAAATAACTTGTTGCACATCACTACTTTATATTTGTGCCCCAATAAAGTGAATTCTGACGGAATTTTTATAATTTTGTCCGGATTTAACACTATGTATAACTATTATGGAACAACACAAAGAGCCAACATTATTGCAGAAAATTAAAAATATAAGTGATGCCGCAGTCGATTGGGCAATCTTAGATAAATTTGGGCAAGTAGATGAAAATCAATTGAAAATGCGAAAAGATATATGCGGTTCGTGTCCAAAGTGGGACGCTTCTAGTTACGGCGGACTTGGAAAATGCACCATATGCGGATGCTCGGTCATAAAACTGTATATACCAAGTTCAACTTGTCCGGATTCTCCACCAAAATGGGGAGAAGTTACATCATAAACTTTTTGCAATATTTTATATAATCCAAACTCTCGTTTAGTGGAGGAGTCTCCGGAACTACAACCGCTCCACCGGGAAAAAATTTCTTGGCATCTATTCCAGAGGCATTGAGTTTATTTATAGCCGCCGATTCTCCCATAATAGAAGCCATAAGAAGTGCGAGTTCTTTTCTGTTTGAGATATACGAGAACATAGTTTTTACTATATCAGGAGGCAATTCTACGCCAAATTGTTCTATGATAATACGAAACCACCTCGTATCGTTCCAGAGCTTTCCCAATAATTGCGATATGTGATCGGCAGTCAGAGTTTTCATTTTTTCCGAGCCGATATATTTGACGAGGTTATCCCCATTTTTTGTTTCGTATAATAGATTATATACTTCGACTTCGGTAAGTTTGTCTCCCCTTGCGTCTATTATAAATTTCCCTACCTCGATGTTGTCCTGATTATTGTCGATGGCGGTGGAAAAGCGTATTATGCTCCGAATAGAATCCGGAAGAAGTTTACCAATTATGTCGTGACCTACGTGTTGTAGAAGTACCATTGGCTGAATATGGTTTTCGCTCAAATGTGTAAGAATTCGGCGCAATTGTTGCGGAACTATGTGAACAATGGATTGCTTACCTAATATATCCAATGTCTGGATGGGACCATGTTTCACCATAATGTCCCCGATTCTGTCTCCGGAAATTTTATTGAATGTTCCGGGCGGGAACATTTTTACTGTATTATATAAATCTTCGGTATGATATGCAATCGAAGCAACAACATCCGGGGTCAATCCATCGGAACCGACCGACTTGACAAACTGGCCTATCACAGATTGCAACTCATCCGCACCGAGTTCCGAGACGTGCCTGAATAATTTCTGGAGGTCCATCCCGACAAAATTTTTCAAAGAGTCAATCCCAAAAAATTCAATCAATTTTGATGGTTGATTGTCCGAATTGATGAGAGTTGTAACATAAAATGAGTTAGATTCTATTAATTGTTTTAATCCAAGCTCGTTAATCGTTGAAATTCTGTCCTTGGATGTTCGCACAATCGGCCACGCTAATATTTGAGTTGGTTCAACTTTATTAAATAGTTTTTTCGCAAATTCAATTTTGTTAGAAGTGTAATTCGCTAATACCTCGACGATGTCGTCGGCAATTTCTTCGGGGTCTATGGTATCTAAAATATAATTTATTATAACATCGTTGTTTTTGAGGTTATCGCCAAATAATTTGCCCATTCTATAGGCGCTGAGTTTATTCACCAGAGGTTTTCCGAATGCATATAATATTCCCGCTTTATCTCCGGTCTCATCGAAAATTTCGTTGGCGGAATCCACATCAATCTTGTCCAAATTATGTTTTCCTATGATGCCGATTACATTTTTGACTGGAATTTCCGAGTGGGTCAAAATTGTGTACACATCTATTGTGGATATAGAGTCACCTTTAATTTTCACAATTAACCGAACCAGTTCTTCTCTGTTCGTGTGAACCGAAAACAAAGCCCTCAAGTCATACGCGGAATAGTCCCGGCGCTTTAGGAATGCTAAAAGGGCCGACGGATATTTTGCAATTTCCGAGTAATTTAAATTTGCTCTGTTCGAATTTGCTGCGGGATTGTCGATTCCCTCGACCACGGTAAATGCGTTGCTATTTGTAAAAAATGCCTGCAATGGTTCATTTGAATGTATGACTCCTTTTCCTGCATCGTCCACTATCAAATCATACCCCAAGTCTTTTCTCAACAGCTTGTTCCACGTCACGGTAGATTTTATACCGTGGATATTTTTAACATTTTCCGATAATATTCTACAAAAGTTCCAGAACACGCCGATTCCCTCGGAACGAAACCTCGTGGTCGATTTTGCCTCTTCGAAAATATTTGAAAGAAACGGCTTTACCTTTTCATCTTTATTCCAAATTTCCAACAAAGTATTAATGTCGTTATCTCCATCTGCCTTGGTATATTTTGATATAATGAGTTCTTTTATGCCCGGTTTCTTTCTTAATATCATGGCATTTTTTCTGTCTGCGGCAAACGGAAACCCAATAACCCCGTGTACATTTTTATATCTAGCAGCAGATAATTTTAATGGATAGCAATATACACCAAGTGGAGTGTCATAATTGCTTCTCGGAAAAATTCCGGCCTTCTTAACTGTCGTAAATGACACAAATATATCGTCCTCGCGAGCAAGATCTCGCAATCGTTTAGAGAAAGGTTCTTTTATATTGATGTCCGGATTTTTTCTTTCCTCTGAAATATCATAGTCTTCGGTGATTGCATTTGGGTCATTGAATAATTTAGTCAAACGGACCTTCATAAATTCCGGTATTTTATCGTGCGCCAAAATTTTATCTCGTAGAGCATCGAAATATTTGTCGTTGCCTATTAGAACTTTATTTACTTCTCCGACGTCTTTATATTGGAAGGAAAGGGTTCCATCAGAATTTATTCCAGTTATTTCGGCCCCACCGAAAACACTCGCCGGAATTACCGTTTTCAATAGCTTTAAAAATATCTTTGAACTCAAGTCATTTTTCAACCTCAATGTTTTGAACCCCAGTTTTCCAACTTGGTCGGAAATTTCTTTACTTACCATCCCCCACACCGGGACGCTGTTATACTTGGCTTTTAATTCTTGAATTCCTTTGTAAATAGATTTCAAACTGCCAGCAACTCCAACGAATTTTACCATACCGGATTGTTGTGGCCGAACGGCAACATAGCCATTCTCGTCTCCGAAAAATGTCCAACCATAGGCTCGTTCTATAAACTTGTCCTTCTCCCAACTCTTTCCTGTACTTTTTATATAGCTTTGGTTGAATACGTCATAAGCCTTGTCTAAATTCATCGTGCGATGATTCATCTCGGCCTCTGGTAAAATTTCCGTCGGCATTGCACAAGGCTCCTCCTCGGGCGCAACATTTTCCAGCATGAGATTTACTAATTTCAACATGTATATAAATATTGATAATTGAGATATTTGCACAAAAAAGAGGGAGAAGTGTTAATTCTCCCTCTTGTGTGTATACTTATTTTATCGACTGCGCCTAGGCTTCTTTTTTGTCGTGCCGCCGGGCGTTGATGTGGCGATGTATTTTTCGCCCCGTTTTCCTCGGGCCGCTGCATTTTTCCAAGAATTTCTAGTTTTGATACTAGCAAATTCGTATTTTGCGCCTTCTGCCAGCAACTTACTAACTTCCCCCTCGGAAGTTGCCGACAGTATTTTTTGTTTTAATCCAATCATAAATTTTATCGTCTGTATTGATTAATACACTTGATGTCCAACTTGGAACCGTCGGGAAATCGGTTAATAATCCCGGCCCAATAGGTGTATTCTGTTTGGGCACCGGCTTTTGAATCATATTCCGACTCGGAGACTCGGACGCCATTCCTAAAAACGGCGTATAGTGGAACTTCATTATTACTGTTTGTATACATACTTGTTAACTGTGTATTTTAATCGTTGCTTTGTGAGTGCGTGAAACTTTCCATCATGGATAGTTCATCGCGTAAATCATAATCGCTGGGTTGGATTACGTCCATGACATTAATTGTCTGTAGCGTTCGTCCGCCCTCCTCGATATTTTTCTTTGGTCGTCCCCGACCGCGTTTTTGTTCTGTTGGATTGGATGGATTGTTAGTCATCGGATACATGTTTAACAGACTTTCTACCAACGTCAAGCGTTTTCAGAATAAAAATACTATTTATAATCGACAATGAAAAAAGTCGGGTTCACATTTTTAGATAGAATAAGGCACGGAGCCATGCATTTTCGGTGTGCTTGCAAGTGTATATATCTAAAAAAGAATCCAATGCTATTCGTCAAAGGATTTTTTCGCACGTTCTTTACTTGGAAGTATTGATACTCGAAACAATCTCGGACAATGATGGCATAGTAGAATCTTCGTTCACATTCATGATGTGATTATATTCGGCGGCGCTCATTCCTAGCTTGTTTGCAATTTCACCGGCTTTTGAGTGATCCGCACCAAGTTTCATCAGTGCCGCTTTTTTTTCTTTCGGTGACAGTGTATGTATGATTCTACGAAGTTTATCCATTTCATCCGAGGAAAGTTTTTCTCTTTCTCCGACCTCTCCCGTCAACTCGGAGTAAGCGAAAAATCCTCTAAAGTCTAGGAACTGGTATATACATTTATGTTCGTCCACTCCAAGAGAATTCATGAATTTAAATATCAAATCCAAATGTGGGTGTAATGTGGACTTATCGTTCCAGAAACTCACAGTATATTTTTTCGTCCAAATGCGTCCGGAAGGTACTGTCGCTCTTGCTATTTTTCCCGGCGCGTCCTTCACTTTTCCTCGAACATTTAAATTTCTATAAAATTGAATATTTTCGCGTAGATACTTTCGAATAGTAATCGACGGATTATTGTATCTGTCCACGAGCCCAAATAATGAAACCGTCGCTTTTGCGTCGGGTTTTACTATACTAATTGTTCCCGGTATTTCTTCATACACAGAATATATGGAATTGAAATCGTTTGGCCTCACCACGGCCTCTTGCATCGCAGCAATCAAGAATTCTTGAATGTAACCGTGAGTTTCTCTGCTATATGCAACCACGCCGTTCTTGACGTCAATGAAAAATCCGGTACCAAACCGTCGGTGACTAAATCCACCTTTTTTAATATGCGTCAAACCTAATGCATTCAACCGCTCGGCTTCGATTCGGTCAATTATGACCGCGTCCGGAGTCTCAGACAGCACAGACTCCAACAAAAATTCTATATCAAACGGCAATCGAGGCTTATCCATATAGAATATAAATATAACCCGATGAAGTATAAATTATAGTAACTTACACTTTGGCTTAAACGGATTTGCTTCGGCCTTTGCTGCCAATTTATCAGCCACGCCAGCTTGCACGATTTTTGCGGCAGCTTCATTATACCCCGGAGTATTCTTCGCATTGGGTTGCATTTCCCGAACAATCTTACCAATCTCAGCTAAATTAGGTTTCATATATACCATAAATATAAAGCCAACCATTAAATCGTTTCATCAAACTTAATAACTCGTGTGGAGTATATGTCGGACATTATAAAATCTATTGCATCCAACGGAAGAAAAACCTTGAGAACAGTCACTTTTTCCGGCGGAGTGTCATGATAGGTAGAAGCAATCTGCTTGGAATATTCCGGGCGCAAAGAAAAATAAGTCTTATACTTAAAACCATTCTTTTTAATACTTGATAGATTCTTTGATGGAGTTCCATGATAAGCAATCAACCTACCATCCGAAGTATATTGAGCATTATGCCTTTCCAACCAAGACTTTCTATAAGAGGATTCAGCTTCTTCGTCTTCTTTCATTATGTTGGGATTATTTGAAGAAAAATCGCCGACATTATGAATACTCTTTATTTGTGTAGCATCGAACGCAATCCAACTATCGTCATTTCCTTCTACTTCGTTCTTATATACCACACCATCATATCCCAATTCTTTTAACACAGATTGATAAAATATTGATTTAATACCACCTCCATACAAATTGCTTTCTGGCTCTATTCCACGACTTCTTACAATTTCAATCGCTTTTCTTAATTCGCTTTCATCTATAGTACCAACCTTCACGGCGTTACGTATCACTATCCCAGTTTTTTGTGGCTTATCCCAATCTCCGGCGTCTTTGAGTCGAATGGGATTTTTGATAGATAAAAATACAGGCATGCTGCGTTCGCCGTCCGCATTAAAGTGTCTTGCATGATACATTGAACGCGAATTTGCGGCGGTGGGTGTTCCAAAATGAAATCCAATATCTCCATGCTTAAATGAATTAAAATCGTAGTGAGTAGAATGCACGACCGGCAATGGATTACCTTGCGCATCCACCACTTTGCTATTTCCAAACCATTTCTTGAAATTTGGATTGTCTGTTACCGCAGACTCTAGCAATAAATCTTTAAGTAGAATGTGCATATGTACGGTATAGTTATATTTATAAGTATACGACATATGCAATACCACGATTTTTTCCGAGATATTATAGCCGAAGGACGGGCGGATCGGTATTTACCGGTACTCACCGGTCGTGCCGGTGATTATACAAACCAAGAACGAGAATATGTTCAGGGTATTGTGCAGGATTTTAAACGCGACGACATTATTCAATGGTATCTGCGTTGGGACCGAGCGGTCAGAATAGCGTGGAAGACGGATGTAAACAGAAAGTCGGGTGCCCAAGAATATAACAAGCGAGTCGTATCTCCAAGTGACGCGAGATGGCTTGAAAAATATACGGCGGCAACCCAGAAACCGGAGAATACAAGAACCATCCACGGTAATGTAACAGACATAAATCATTTCAGTTTCGTACCGTGGTCTTCCGAATCCCGACGCCAGTGGATGCACTTTTTATCACAACCCATACCGGAAATTCAAAATTACAGATTCGTAAATCAATCTCCTCATAAGGTGATGGGAGATTTTCAATATTTCGAAGATGAGTGGCAAAAAAAGCAAGAAGAAGAAGCCCAGTGGATTGACATGACAAGTGAATTAAGTTATAATAATGCACCTGACGATTTCCAAGTTGGTACGGTGGATGAAATTATCAAATTAAACAATGGATTTTCTTGGTTCAATTTAAATAAAGCGGCATGTAAAAAGGAAGGAAGTGCGATGGGTCACTGTGGAAATTCCGCAGACAACTCGCCCACGGATACAATCCTTAGCCTGCGCAATGTTAAAAAACTCAATGGGCGTACATTTGCGAGACCGTGCGTCACGTTCATTTTAAACAAAAAAACCGGAGCGTTGGGCGAGATGAAGGGGCGAGCCAATGAAAAACCAGACGCAAAGTACCATCCTTACATATTAAAACTGTTTGAATATAAAAATGGCAATGATTACCTCATAAAAGATTTGATTGGCGGCGGGTATTTACCAGAAAGCAATTTTAGCGTAGACGATTTGTCCGACGCCGACAAAAATAGATTATACGAAGTTAGACCAGATTTGAAGCCGATGCTAGTCGCGTTGAAAACGGAAGGAGCTACCCCAGAACTAAAACAAAGAATATTAAACAGACTTTCGGGAAAAAGCGGTAAAATAAAATTTGTCAATGTTCGAGGCCATGAGAAAATGTATGTGGAAACTTGGCCAGAAATGAAACATTTTTTCGGCAGTGAATTCTTTAGATATAATTCCTATATGCCCAACTTTAAATTTTATTGGTCAGTAATTCTTGGAGAAGGTGCATTAGACGACGCCCGAGAAGTGCCGAGAGAATCCGTTGAAGAATTGTTTGGGTTAGCCACGGCACATAAACAATTTAATAAAAAGGAATTTATAAGATATTTGATTGACGAGGAAACCTACACAGCGGAAGAGCTACGGAACGCACCAGACATATTCGAACTTTTATATAAAACGAATAGCGAGGTTATAGAGAACTTGACTAATTCAATACGAATTGCGGCGGAAGACGGAGCCTACACTCGAATGTTAGAATATTTCGTGAGTGGGATTGATGCCATCAGTTTAACATTAAGCCGAAACGGTGTTGACTTGGAGTTTGATCTTTTCGCCGAACCAGAAAAAAGCCTCAATTCTCCCATATATCAAGTGTGGGACATTGAAAGAGCAATCGTTGCAATCGAAACTTTACAGATTGATAATTTTTCCGATCTATTCGAGACCGGCGTGCGCAATTTAAAATCTTCCGGAGATATGACCGTACCGGATGATGGATTTAATGAATATGGTAGGAGAGAAAAATTGGCTGCATTAAATGAGTTTTACCGGTTCGAGGGTAAAGAGTTTTTCAATAAGTGACTCGGTTTATAGAAACAGTTCTAACCAACTCGCAAGTTTTAATCGCGAAGTGCGAAATAATTCTTATAACGCAAGTGTTCTGTCAAATTTGTCATATCTATGTCGTGACGCTTGGCTACGTCATCTATAAGGGCTTTTCCGAAATGTCGAGACAGAAAATCATACACCATCTTTTTTGTGTTTCGACTGTGCTTGAGCAAGCGTTGCAGCCCCCAATTGTCGAACGAGGTTAGCAGTTTTAAATTTTCCGACCCAATACTCTTTCCAATTTCATCAAGAAATTCCGGACTTCCAACCCCGACCGCGAAATACAGCATCCTTGAAACAAGTTCTGCGTTATATTTAGTGCGATATTTCGCCAACATCTTTAGCAATCCCGGCTCGATAGCATAAACGCCGCTGATGACGCTAATAAAATTTTCGCTAGCTAATTCGTCGATTTTATGTCCCATAAACGGTACGATGCGCTCAAGCCGACGCTGCCCATCTTCAACCCCAATGCTTCGGTTAAACCCCAATCTAAAAATGTCGTAAATTATGGTTAAACTATCGGTTAAAGTTGCAATCTTGGGTCCAACTGCTTTTAATACCACGTCTAAATTCGGATGATAATACAAAAATGCAGGAATTTCATAACCATGTGCGGTGTCCGCAAAATACGTAAACAATAATTCAACAAGCTCGCCGCCGTCGCCATCTTTATTCGCATCTTGTATGAATTTATACATGGAATAATCATCTATTTTGTTTAATACGGATTTGCCAAATATATTTAACCATTTCGCCACGCCGACGACTTGTGGGCGGGCGGCGAAACTGTGGCTTCGTGAGATTTGATGCAGAGCGTCGCGCGGCTCAATGTTTTCTATGGATTTTCTGCCAATAAGATTAACAATAAAATCTATGTTTTCCGGCGTGGCGTAGTTTAAAAATTGATTTGTCGCATAATATTCCAAATTTTTATAAACTTCCTCGCCAACCAATTCTACGAAGGAATCCCACTCTCCGAGTGGACGGTTTGTCAATGAAATGACAGCGTCGTATCCAGTGAGGTTTTTTCTAATAGCATCTCTACCAAACAAATTCATCATGGTGATCAATCCACCGGATTTGTGAAACGCCATTTCTTGCAGAAGATCGTGAAACGCGGGGTCGTTTATAATCGGCAAAACATTGTTTGCACCAAGAGATTTTACCGACGCATTTACATTGGATGAATTTTTAATTATTGCGCTAACAAATTTGAATTTCTTATTTTCTTCCGACACGACCTTGTTGGATGTATATAGTTCTATAGCTTTGTTTAAAGGATTTTGATTGGTTTCAGTCGCAACACTGACCAGAGCAATTACATCGGTCATTGTTATTTTACCGCCGTGAAATTTTCCAACAAATTCTATTGCATCATTTAAAACGTCGTCCGGTACTCCACTTTCACTCCTCCCATACCCACGCCCGTCAAACAGAAAACTATACAAAGACGGCACGTTGTTGTTGTGTATAATAGCGGCCACATCAACATACTTGAAGAATTTTCTGCGTTTTTCAGAAGACTCAGCCCCCCTAAAAAATTTGATCAGATTATCTTGCAGTATAACTTTCAGTTTCTCACCGCCAAATATATTCGCCAAAACATCCAAATCTACTCCGTCGCCGATGCCCTTTTCAATTTCTTCGTCGTTCGCGTCTTTGAATATTTCCTTGGCATTCGGAGCAGAATATAAAACTTGTGTTTCTGCGGAGTTCAATGGTGGATACCCGTTCTTTTTATATTCTTGGTGTTTGCGCAAAGAAATTTGAAAAAATCTTTTAAGAAGAGCTTTGTCTTTTTTTACATACTCGTATATTTCGTCGTCTATACCAACACCAAATCCAATATATTTGTTTTTTAATTCGGGCGGCAAACTCAAAAACATCTTGGGCGACAATTCTTTGTTTGGTACGGTAATGTCCAAGAACGATTCTTTATCTTCATAACTTAACTTAGCAAACTCTTCGTCGCTAATTTTACTATTCATGAACTTTTTATAACGCTCTTTTTCTTTTGGCTCCAACGGCACATGTTGAAAATATTTTTCCATGCCATCAAGCTTTGGTTGAATTTGTACGATTTCGTCCCAAGTCATTGATGTATCTCCATCATTGTTTGCGCTGGTAACAATGTATATTCGGTCGGGCATCGTTTCTTCAACTAAATTGTCAATATCAACATTGTATTTCGGTTGCCTGCTTCCGATAGATTGAATAACAAAGAAATGCCAAGGGTTTTTGAATTCACCTTCAAACGGTTGTGAAAATTCTTCTTTCGTGGCTTCAACGTCTTTTACAAAATAAAAGGTTGGCTCATATTCCTTGAACCTATAGGTATTATACATGTTGCTGGCATCACTTCTCGCTACGCACCAGCTATATGGTCGATCTCCTTTATAATGAATACATGCGTGTTTGTCTTTGGCATAGTATATTTCCAACCCATTCTTTTCACCCAATGGTTTGGCATCCACCTTTATGTCAGTAAACTCTTTGCCCTTGTGGCGCAATCCTTCAATTTGCCCAGAAACATAATCAACAAATATTTCCAATTGATGAAAATCGCCGTATTTGTCAATATCAAATCTCGCATTGCCCTTTGGAACCTTTAATCCTTCAACCTCGCCGTCTCTGGCTATTTTGTATTTGGCATCGCGAATCTTTTTGAATGCATCAATATAATGCTTTACAATATCTTTCGATACTCCGCCACTCTCAAACTTTTTAGCTTGAGTCTTAAAATCTTCAACAAACAACAGTTCTTTGAGCAATATATGCATATAGAATATATATAATCTCAATGATATTTATATAAACCATATGAAATACCTAGACTTTTTTCATGATATACTAAAAGAACACGCTTTTGATTATCAAAGCGTACCGAAAGGAGATGAAGGAGTAGATTGGTTCATAGCAGGAAAAAAACCAATTGTATTAATTGACAAAGGCAGTGGCAGTGCGAGCGGAAAATACCAACTACTGATCAAACACATAAAACGCTACAATCTACCTTATATAACTTTCAAAGGCTTTAATTCAAGCGAAGAAACTCAATTGGCGGTAGGAAGAAAAGGCTCTGAAACAGATTTAAAGAAACTGAAAGCAACTTTTGACAAAGCGACTGGTGGAGAAGGTCCAACCGAAGAATTTCATCGTACAGTAGGAAAGCTATTAGGATATAGCCAAAAAGACATTGATACTTTTGTGCATCGCTGGAAGAACAAAATACTTCCGCCACAGTAAACTGTTGGGCTTATATATAAAAATCTGGTAATAAAAAATGCCGTGTTTTTAAATTTCGATTTTCGAGAATATAGAGTGAAAAAGTATGATAGGAAAAGGGGTTTTCATATATATGAAAATTCCTATAAAAAAAGTGACCTCGACAATAACACGTATAACCCCCGGCCCCCCCTCCCCCCGGAACCCCTACCTAGAAGGCACCTAACACCCCCACCATAGGGGGATGGTGTGGCACCTGTCAAGCACCTTTTTATGGCACCTAACCCCTAACCATACCCGAGGGGGGTTGTCAAGCACATATGCATTTATTTTTTAAATCAATTTCGCGGCTTGACTTTGTGCGTTGCTTGTCATACTTCTGCAAATCAATGCCACTCGGAGTATTGGAATAGTGTCAAGCACTTTTTATAAATAGGGCAAAAATAAAACCCTACCTTTTTACGGGTAGGGTTTGACTTGCTTGCTCCCCTTAGTTGAGGAGGAGTTCCATCGCACGCTCGCGCACGCGGGCGGCACTTCCGGTGACGAGGGACTCGAAACGGTTTTCTTCACGGCTAAATTCCGTCTCGCGGAACGTTCCCGCCCAATCAAGATGCTCGGTTACGGCGTTGAACGCATCCCACCGAGTGCGTCCCACGTTGCCAGTGCCGCGCACGAATCCGGTGAGGATTGCATCGCGCACGTTCTCGGTGCGGGTTGGGACGTTGAGTTCATCCGCCGCCGGGAACAGTGTGCGGGCGAAGTCGATGACTTCGCTGCGAGTGATTGGCGCGTTGTCAAGCGCATTGACAACGCCTTGCATTTCTTGAATCTGCTCTTGCAATTTGATTGCAAGATTGAACTCCATAGCGGCAAACCGCTCGCGGATAGAGCCGCAATGTTTTTCCGAGAAAGTGACAAGCGAATTCGCTTTCGTCATGCCATTATCACACGCGAGAACATTTGCCAGTAATTGCAAGCGGGCTTTGCCCGAACCGTCAAAACGGTCGAAATAGGCGATTGACAAACCTACTTTGTCCCCACGTTTCGGAGCGGAGATTTGCGCTTCAATTTGGATAAATGCAGCCAATTGGCGTCCGCCTTTCGTGCTGGCAACGCTGGCCCACTGGCCGCCCACAAGGGCGCGAGCGCGTTCGAGGGTTGCCAAGCTTTCGGATGGTTGCACGAATCCGAAATTTTCGGAGTGAATTCCGACGCATCCGCCAGTGTCGGAGCGGAAAAGGCCGAATTCATTGGGAATGACCTTGCCAGTCAGCGCCCGCGACACGGGCTCCTGAGAAAAGGTGAAGGGGACGGCGGCGCAGGCCGCGGAGTAGTCGGCGACTTTCGTGCCGAATTGCGAGAGGGCGAAGCGAACAGTGTTTCCGGTGATGGTTTTCATTTTGTAGGAGAGAACTAGCGTTTTTGGTTGAGAGTGTCAGAGGCGACTTGCTCCTGACTGACCAAAGACAATCAAACTCTGTTTGCTTTGTCGATACTTAATTTAATAAAACGAAGCAATTTCTTTTGTGTCATAAACTGCGAACTTGCTTGACGGCTTTATCTGCTTTCTGCTACAATTCCCGAAGTTTGGCGAGGGGTATGACGGTTTTTACATAAAGTCAACAACAATCGAAACTATTTACTTTTTTAAAAAAGTCCAGCCCGTGGTCCCCTACTCTAAGCGTTTGACCGCCGCAAATCTTCGGGCGGGGCATTTGTCGCACTGCGCCTTCGATGAAAATACTCTCTTTTATTTATTATAAAAAGTCGAGAACTATTTTTATAAAAACGAAAAAGCTCGCCCCATTGCTAGGGCGAGTCTGTTCGAAAAATTTCCGTTTTTAGTTGATATACCGTTTAATAGTTTGGTCCGTAGTGCAACCGAATTTATGCATGAGTTCGCCGATGGAAATTCCGGCAGAAAAATAACGTTTGATTGCTGCCCGTTCCTCGTCATTTGTCCATTGATGGCGACGGTCGCCGTTCGGAACATTTGCGCGAGAGTGAAATTCCGCCCGTGTGCATTCGTCGTCAATCGCTTTAATTTGTTTATCAATTTCCGCGACTCTGAGAATGCAATTATTTTTTGCCGCGACGGCGAGATTGTCGATTGTATTGACGCGGACCCACTCTTCCCGAATTCGTGAAGCCGCTTCAGTGGAGAAGGCCAACTCGACTAGAGCGATATTTTTCAGAGCAACAAGGGAGGACATTTTTTCGGAGGACATTTTTTAACTTTTTATCTGACGTGGTGGTTGAGGAGAGGACTAACCTTGACGAAAGAAAGGCAATCACACTCTGTTCGCTTTGTCGAGTAGTTTTTATATAAATCAAACGATTTATGACATTAGCGTTTCTTTGCGTTTTTAGCCTATCAAATCTCGTTTGCGTCCTTCTTTATGGGATGCACCCTCAAACCCTCTAAAAACAAAAGGGCGGACCGTTTCCGGCCCGCCCTTCTCTCTCTCTCTCTCTCTCTCTCCTAAATTTAGACCGTCGCCCAGCCAAGCGGGGCGGAAAGGGTTGCGGTTTTGGCGTCATTCGCCGTGTAAACCGATTCGACTTCAATCTCGTTCCCGCCCACTCGAATGCTTTCGAGGTTGCCCGCGTCGATGCACAGGGTTTTGTACTTCGACTTGGAAAGCCGTTTTTCAATGGCTTGCTTTGCCAGCGTCAACGCGGCGGAATTGACGGTTTTGTAAACACCGGGCGTGATAACTTTGCGGGAAATCTGAATTCCTGCGATTTCGCAAGTGCCGTCCACGAACTCCTTGACGCCCGCCGTCAAGTCACGATACATCCCCTTTTTCGTGTAATCCTCGCTCTGTTCGCCCACCTCGTGCGCGGCAATGCTCTTTTCCAGACTCGCCTTGACGGCGGCGTGCGCGGTCTTGTCAAGTTCAGATTCGACTTTGATTGCGTCAAGCTCAACAATGCTCTTTTTGAGCAAGTTGAGATAATTTGTGCCGATACTGAACACGTAGCGGGCCGTTTCGCCCGTTTTCTTTGCGGTGTACGTCACACCAATGAACGAGGGGCCGCGCCCCGTGGCGCGGGCAAAGGCGGAAATGATTTCCGACAAGGCGGAGGAGGTGGAGGTGGACATTTTGGAGAGAACTAGCGTTTTTGGTTGAGAGTGTCAGAGGCAACGTGCATCCGACTGACCAAAGACAATCAAACTCTGTTTTGTTTGTCGATACTTATTTCTAAAAAAGTGAAGATTTGTGCTGTGTCATAAACTATGAATTTTCTTGACGCATTGTTTTGTTTTATGATACAATTCACAAAGTTTGGCGGGCGGTATTAAAAATTTTAATTGAAGTCAAGAAAATTCGAAATTATTTACTTTCTTGAAAAAGTGCAGCCCGTGGTCCCCCAATCGTTGGCGGTTTATCGCCTCAAGTCTTTGAGCGGGGCATTTGTAGCACTACGCTCTCGATACAAACAAACTGTTTTATTTGTTAAAATAAGTAAAGCACGAATTTCATAAAAACGAAAAAACCCCACCTTTTTCAGATGGGGTTTGACTTATTTATTTTTTAGCGGGGGAATTTCCGGTTAAGATGTTTGCCGACAGTCACTTGACTGACTCCAAACTTTACCGCAATTTCCTTGACAGCGATGCCGTGGGCATAAAAGAACGCGAACGATTCGCGGTCCCGGCTGGTGGTGTTTCCGGCAAGCCGGACGTTGGCAATTTGAGGCATCGCCTCAAACTCACGGCGGGCCTCGGCTTGCGCCGTGATCGTCGTGCCAATCTTGTGAACCACTAAATTACAACCCGACTTGAACAGAATTCCGTAGTGACGAGCGAGGGGGGAGGTCATAGGAGAGAGACAAAGGCGAGGGGGTTTAAGATGCTCGGCGGAAGTGCTTTGCGTCTTGCCTCGTCCTTGTCTGCCAAAACTCAATCCGACTTTCTGCGTTCGCTCAAGCTTTATTATGTAATTTGAGCGATTTTCTTTTTTCGAGTTTCTTTAAATTTGGTATTGCTTTGCTAAAAAAAGTCTGAGAGACTGATTGCATGGTAGAGAGTAGGACGCGATTCCGAAGATACCAGTTGCGGGATAAAACCTTAGAGTGGGGGACCGGAGGGTGGACTTGTTTATTGAAAAATAGGGTTCCTCCCCATACTTTAGTGTATCATTTTTTTAATAAAAAGTCAAGAGTTATTTTAATTTTCTTTT